CGAGATGTAGCTCCGTCTCGTGGGCTCGGAGATGTGTATAAGAGACAGGTATTGCCGCATCCGTTTACGGTATCAGGAAGTGCGCTCCAAAGGGCTTCAAGTGTTTTATCAATAGGCTTCAGACCACGCCAGCCATCGCTATACTTTGCAACAATGTCATGCGGGAAAAGCGTAGACGCATTGATTTTCGTTTCGCCATTTTCCAAACGGGACAGGAAATCGCGGCGACGATCTTCGTCGTTACGAAGAAACGCGGAATTATAAATCAGATTTGCACGAGACGGAACAGCTTCATATGCAATCTCATCCCAGCGCTTTTCGGACATTTTCTTTTCCACGATATCCAGCTTGGAACGCAGCTTGGACAACACCTTACGATAGTCGCGCTCGGAAATGCCCATAAACTTATAGATCTGCTTAGCATAACGCTTAGCATCAGCAGAATGAGCATTTGCAGACGGAAGCCACTTTGCGAGAAGAGAAATGCTATTGCCATCGCTCAAACTCTGGATATCCTCACGGAGCTGCTGTGCAATAATGTTCAGCACATTAGACGCAAGCTTTGTATCGAGCAAGCACCACAGGTCATCATAGCGTCCATACTCAGGCACAAGGGAAAGCAGCGGAATGATGTATTCCGGATTTTCCTCAGCCATACGCTGAAACACGATGCGGAATAAACGACGCTCACCAAGACCGCCGCGAACATCACGCGCAAAAAACAGCCATTTCATCGCCGTGACCTTATCCTCAAAAAACGCTCTGACAAAACGATTTGCAATATCGTTCGGGGACGCTTTACGAAGAGATGCGACGGCAAAGTTGAGATCCAACAGCTCCTTGCCAGTAGTACGATAGCCAACAGCACCGTTTTCGGTAACAGAAACATTGAACTCATCGTTCAAAGTGCTTTTCATAGCAGACATAAAACCATTCATACTTTCTTCCTCCTTGAATTGTTTAACTAATTTCTTTCTACTGGAAATAGCCTTCAAGACACTTTCTTACATTCGATGCTGCTTGTGTCTTAAAGGAGGGGCGAGACGCAAAAGAGATCCGCTTATTAGGCTAAATGCTTTACTTGCAAATTGCTGTATGCGTCTCATACCGTTACTACCAACTTTATAAGGGGCTGTTTGAACGGAAAAGTCAACTCTACACCCGTGGAACGGCAGGTAGGAATCGAACCTACGATTGGCAGCTTGGATTATGAAATAGCTGTTAGCGAAAATCCACATTTCGCATTTGTATGGCTGCTGTGTTACCGCTTCACCACTGCCGTATATAGATGCCCGTCTCTCCGAGCTGTCACCATTTCTACCCTTTTGTCGTGTCGGTTTAGAATGGTTTAAGCAGTCATTCACGTTGAGCCAGGGGCAGGAATTGAACCTGCAACCACGGGTTTAACAGACCAAAAGAAAATTGCTGTAAGCGGCTTAACAAGTCGCGTTATTACGCGCTCTACCAGTTGAGCTACCCTGGCATTTGGGGCGGTGAAGCTGACTCGAACAGCTCTGTATTGTAAAACTACTTCTGCCAGACGTTCCATGCACCGCAGCGCTACGATACAAGTTCTTCAACAGCCCTGATTTTACTCACTCACACCACATTTATTTCAGTGAGACACCGCATAAGCTCGTGCGGTCAGAATCGAACTGACATATACCAATCGTATCCACGGTGTACTTTCGCAGATGTTACGCACGAATATAGACGCAGAGGGGAGGACTCGAACCTCCGACACTCGGATTCCTTTAACATTGCTGTTAGTGCTATTGCTTAGCACATTTTTTTGTCTGATGCTCTACCGACTGAGCTACCTCTGCATTTTCTATTACATCTTCCCGAAAAAATTGTAGATTGCTCACCATTTCGAGAAGATTATTTAACGGCTTTTGAGAGCTGCGGGAATCGAACCCGTAAGCAGAAAAATTCCAGTTTTCTTAAAGAACATTGCTGTAAGTGTTCGCCGTTCAATACACCTTAAAGCTGCCATCCAGACGCTCTCATTTGTGCCGTACTTGCACGGCAGTAGTGGTCTATCCCACCGTCACACAAAGAAGGAGGTGAAAGCCGATCATCACAACGGCTGGTGCTGATGATGGGAGTCGAACCCATAATCCACAATCGGCGGGGGATTTTAAGTCCCCCATGTATACCAATTCCATCACATCAGCATATATCAAGCAAGGTATAGGCCACACTCCCATACAACAGAAACCAATCTGTTTTGTATTCGCACTCCTGCCATGCAGTTACCGTGAAGAAAGCGGACAAAAAATAATCAATGATTGCCGGCTTCGATTGCGAACAGACTTTCTCTTTGTCTACTTGCTTTTGTTGGCGGAGTAGACAGGACTTGAACCTGCACACCACTTTTTGTGGCTACTCGTCGCTTAGCAGGCGACTATCTTACCAATTAGGCTTACTACTCCATATTCACATCGTTACAACATATCGTTCATAGATCTGCGATAATTTTTTAGAATATTTGCTCTTTTCTTTTGATAAATTGATTTCACAACGGTTTGCAACATCTTCTTTTGGAATTAAATACATCGTACCATCGCCACATAAGCAGAATAATAAATCGACATCTGTATCTATAACTGTTTTATATGCTTGCCTTGTAGTCCCGCTTATAGTTCTCAATCCGATTGTGTATGCGTTACCAGTTCCACGCCTATTTGTTCCTTTAACTTGAACCTTTTGTAACTTGCCATCCTTATCTACAACCAAATCGTAATCTTGCGTATCATTCAACGGAACAGACACGACATAGCCATTTGATCCGAAATAGGCTATTGCCATAGACAGTGCAGCATTCCCAATTTCCTTACGACTATTTAAGACCAACGCTCACTACTCCATATCGCACCACAAGACGCTTATCTGTCAAATTTCAAGTTTGATTTTATGAGATTGCTGTTTGCGTCTTTTCAACCTACTTAATCCTGCTGTTCCGCAGGGGCAAGAGTTACACCCTTTGCCTTATACCAGATCTTCGTCCCATCTTCATAAAAGATAAGATACGGGAACTCGCTGTTTCCAGCATCAACTCTCTGAACCACACCATGACCATATTTCTTATCGAAAACACGATCACCAACATTGAACTTCAGCTTCACGATGTTATTCCTCCAAGTTTTATTTCACACGACACATGTACGATATAACCCAAATATATGTAAGAAAATTGCTGTTTGCGTCGTTACAAGTAGCTATTAGGCTACTGGCTGACTTTCTGTTTCCGGAACTTCCAGAAGTTTTGCAAAATTTGCAATGAGTGCAGTATTGTGTGTGCGATTCTTGCTGAGCGCCTGTCGCGTACACGCAAGCTCAGCAGAATACTTATCAATTTCTGCAACCGTGTCATCAATTTCTTGGTTGACCAGCTCCAAACCAGAAATTGTTCTCGTTACAATATCAACCGCTGCTTCTGCCTGTGCGGTCAATTCTTGTAGCTTCACCTTCTTATCCGCAAGGATATCACGAACCTTATTTTTCATTCACATCCTCCGATCAGTCAACATCGTCAATGCTGACGATTGCTCCGGAACCAGATACAGTAGGAAGCTCACCATTCCAACGCTCATACTTGATCTTCTCGATCAGATTCGGGGTAAGGGATGCGGCAATCTCACGGTTTGCCTGAGCTTCCGCCTCCGCCTCAATGCGCGTTACCTCAGCCTTTGCATTTGCATCAATGATCTGCTTCTCAGCATTGATTTCGGCAACCTGACGATCCTTTTCGGCCTGCACCTTTGCAGTCTGAGCTTCAATGTTTGCAAGCTCAAGCTCCTGCTGCGCAGTGACCTTTTTTTGAATAGCCGCCGCTGTTTCATCATCCACGCTGATATCGGTGAAATTAACTGTGTCAATGATGATGCCGTACTTATCGAACTTATCGCGCAAATAGGTGTCCAACTCGGCGTTGATCTCCGTGCGCTTGTCACCGAAGATATCCGTGACGGGGTAATTGGCGGAGACTTCCTGCGTCCAAGCAATAATCTTAGGCTTGATAAATGTATCCTTGATCTGTTCACCAGACTTGCCCTTAAAAGTCGTAAATGTTTCAGCAACACGCGCTTCGTCAAATCTGTAAGAGAACTCAAGATTTACGCGAACAGTCTTACCATCGGACGTCGGAATAGAAAAGCTCTCATCGTTCGGAGAGTCGCCCTTTTCCTCGCTTGTAAGGTAGGACTGCTCCAAACCGATAGAATAGGTAGTCACTTTCTTTGTAGGCGCTACAAGATGCCAGCCCTGACTCAGAACCTCACCATCAACACCGCCGTTCATGTTGTACACAACGCCAACATAACCAGTAGGGACGCGCGATGTGCAGCTAAAGCCGAGAATCACGCCACCAAAAATGATGATCGCCAAAACGATAGCACCAACGAAGCCATTCTTTCTCATAGGTTATTTTTCTTCCTTATCTTCAATTTTTTCATCTTTTTCATCCTTTGACATCGCATCGGAAGCATCTTTCAAAAGTCTGTTGGATAGCTTACCGATAGGAATAAACCCAAAGGATAGTAGCAGCCACAAAAGAGCTGCGCCCACAAACACGAGAAGAACAAATATGGGCATTACTCGTTCTCCTTATCATCCTTAGCCTGCGGCTTATGATCCTTCTGATAATCACAGTCCGTAGGCTTGAGAACCGCGACATAATCATCGCCATTGGTATAGGACGAAAGCGGACGAACCTTTCCAGGCTCTTGGTTGCGTCTGCAACCGCACTTGTAAAAGTTGAGGAACTTACAGCCATTACAGGTCAAAGCCTTATCAACCCAGAAGTAACCGCTGTCGTTTCGCTTGTTAGCCATTTCATACACTCCTTAAATTAAGTTAGGATACGGCGAGGCGATTTCGGGGCTGCAAAAATGGAAACAACACTTGTGTTACCCCCCCCGCATCTGAGGTATCCAGCAGAGATCTTCCGCACATAGGACAGTAACGAATACGCATTTGCCGTCCAGCGGTATCATGGAAGATATTCGTTCCAACCTCAATATGTGCGTTCTGATAGCTTCCGTGAGGACTTCCGTGGCTATCGTAAGCCCAGAAAGCACGAGCTTTCTTGCAATACTGACACCCAACCAATCGCATCACCCCTCTCTCATTCATAAGATTAGCTTTGTATCCGCTCAGGAGTTGAACCTGCTCTCAACTGCGTTTCACCGGAAACTATTCGGACATATCTTGTTTAGCTAATTCCTATGTAAAACCTAAAAGGCTTTTCGCCTTTTAAGCTTCCTCGTTGGAGGTGCTATCAGAAAAGAAATGCTGCTTGAAACCTTGATATTCGTGCAAACGCTTGTGCGCTACAGAAACAGATGGATATTTTTCATTAAACAGCTCTTCAAGAAGCGGGATGTTACCAGCCTCAATTCCACCGTTTTCCTGTTCATACTCATGCGCACGGCTGAATATGCCAGACCAATACACCTTATCGTAATTAAAGATGTTTGCCTCTTCATTGCCAGCCAGACCGAAATTGCGAATGAAGATTCTCATTACTTTAGGCACATCTACATGTGTCGAGCGGGCAGTGCGGAACAGCCATTCGGACGTTGTATACTTCAAACGAATGACACCCTTTGCCTGAGATTCGTAATCAACCGCGTCACGATAATCGCAAAGATACGCCATAATCGTGCTATTCGGAACGATTGTTCGATCTCTGAATTTTACACAATCGTCTTTAATATCATCTTTCTTGACTTGAAGTGCATCTTCGAGGCGTAAACCAAGCCACGCAAAGTAAATGGCGGAGATTTGAAGAGCAAAAACGCTATCATCAACTTTCTCAGCAGCCCACAAGGTAGATTCAATCGCAGATTGTAACGACTCAAAATCCTTGAAATACTTGCTGTCGTAAACATGATTTGCGTTAATTACATTGTATCGAACGGCATAAAGGTTATCGACATACTCTTTTTCAAGAGCGCCCTTTTCTCGCAGCCACTTCAAATACCTCCCGATTCGGCTTTTTGTAGGAAGCAGGACATTGGGGCTTGTGATATTCAGCTTTGAGATCAGTTCAATATATTCTGCTTTTGAATACCCATCTTCCAGATTCTTTCCGATTTCACCCTCTGCCTTTGCGACACGCCCCCAAAATGCAATTACCGCATTTGCGGATTGTTCAGATACCTTTGCAGTATCAGAGGCAATATACTGGCTACGGTAACTACTGTTATCCACGCGCCACCCTCCTATTCAAATTATAAGTTGTTTAACTTGTTCCTTACAAGTGATAGTATAGCGCAGCGGAAACCGTTTGTCAATAGGAAATTGCTAAATAAGTTTTATTTTTTTGCTTCGCGCCACGCCATATATTTCTCGTGATAATATGTAGAATAGTCATCGTCTAATCCACAACAACCACATTGAAAAAACCTGTCCAATACAGCAGCAATCTCATCATTGCTGGCCTGAACAAAAACACGATCACGAAATGTCGTTCCATCAAACGGGAATACATCAACATAAGCAATGATGCGAATTTGCGCCGGCTGAACATTAAAAGAGAACCCAGCAGAAACTTGTTTTACAATCTGCTCATATAATGCGTCATGAGGGAATGCCATTCTTCGACATACGGCGTTCATGATGTCTAAAAGAAAATCTCCCCATAATACCCCAAAGTACGGAAGAACAATCTTATCGGGCTGTGCGCTTTCCATACCAAAATCCTCTGCTCTCATCTTATACTGCTCTGAACCGTTTAATACATTCATCCTGATACACACCCTCCAATATTGATTATCATGTTGACAACCGTGAAAATATGGTCTATAATTTCAACCATAGCGATAATATCTTATCGACACTACGCAGTATAGCAGAATATCTTATCGCTGTCAATAGAAAAGCGTGAAAATATTATCTGCATTGGAGGACAACCATATGGAATCAATTTTGTATCTTAGAATAAAGGAGCTTTGCGCTGAGCGCGGGATCACTATGGCAAAATTGGAAGAAGATCTCGGAATCGGGACATCCTTAATCCGCAAATGGAAAACAAACACTTCACCATCTATTGATAAAGTTAAGATCATTGCAAAATACTTTGGCGTTTCGTCTGATTACTTAATTGGACTATCAGACATTCCGTCATCTGCGGAAGAACTGCTATCGGACGATGATTTTGTATCCTTGCAGCGAGCAAAATCAAAAATGTCAGCGCAAGATCGTGAAAAAATGATGAAGATGATCCGTCTTGGCTTTGAATATGCCTTTAAGGACGAGAATTAGTCCGCTTTATTGGACACCGAATATGATATACTACATCCCACTGGAGGTATATATCCGTGATTAGATATCCTTACATATACAATCAAGTATTGCAAGTGTATAGGGGAATGGACAGCATTTCATTCCCAATTTGCACCTGCGATATCCTTGCACAGTTACCAAACTGTAGAGCGCTGACCTATCAGGAATTTGCTTCAATCAACCAGTGTACCGTTCGGGATGTAATCATTCTGTGTGAAAGCAAGTCTGGATGTACGCACTATGACATTGCGAATGACCGTTATCTCATCCTGTGGAATGAAGATTGTGCTGATAACAATGTCGATGGAAGAAGATTATGGACAAAAGCACATGAGCTTGGGCATGTCATACTAAAACACCTCCCACTCGTTGCAGAGCCAATGCTCGCGGAAAACGGCTTTAATAACCTAACCGCTCCGGAATTTGAGGCTGAAGCAGATCAATTTGCAGCCACATTACTTTGCCCTATGCCGCTATATGAAACGCTTGGCATTGAATCTTCGTCAGATATCAAGCGTGTATTCGGTCTATCCAAAGAAGCGTCAGAACACCGCTGGTCTGAATATGTGAAATGGACAAGATATCACCGAAAAACCGCCTGGGAAAACGACATGCGCCGTGTATATCTCCAGAAGAGAATTGCTAACTAACCCTACTGAAGACTCCACCGCAGCACTCACGAAGAATAGCTTCGCATGTCTGTCCGAGTTGAACAGTGCCATGACAAATCGGCTGTCCGTTAGCTGATATCACATATTTTCCATCTCTCACAGAAACCGTCCAGATATCCCTCATCCGCTGCGTTACACCATTCACTTTACACATTCTTACGAAAGTCTCTTCCATATATGTTCTCTTTCCGCCTCCCCAAATGGGGAGGCTTTTTTATTCGATTTTTCTTGACGCTTCCAGCTCTTTTGCCAATTCCTTATGCGCTTCAGCTATTGTATCTGCCGACAAAACGAACCGCCCCATAGCGTCAACAACCTCAATATGTCCTCCGCGATGGATGAAAGAGTAGCCCATATGACACCTCCGATATTGATTTGCTAATTCCTTTACTAAGATAAAAGACTTTTTGTGTCCTCCAATATATCTACCAACAAGATATTGTACTTGCTTACCGCATCATGCAATTTCTTGTTCGCCCCATCGGATATGGAACTTCCCATTCTCATCCATCTCGCGCGACATCAGAGCAGACAAGAGATTGTAGTCCACGCCGAACCGATTATAGATTTCATCCAAGTCGGTGTCTTTTCCGCGCATGAACATATTGATCTTTTCCTTAGCGAGTACCATTTGCATCTGGTTTGACTCAATACTACCAAGATAGGTAACAAAATAAATATCCTTCATCCGCTCAGAAGTAAAACGAATAAAGCGCATATAAAACTGGCTCATCCGAGAATTGTTGTAGTGCAGCTCAGGAATTATTACCTTATCCACATATTCAAAGCTTACAGAACTCGGCAAGCTTTGCTGTGTACAAAGTAGGATTCCATTCTTGCTTTCTTTTAATGTCTTGCGCAACGCTCTACGCTTTGCAAGCGTGGTTGTAGATCCAGTAACAACAAACAAAGGTCTGTCTGGCATAATCTCTCGAATTGCCTTTGCATAGGCATCAACAACAACCTTGTGCCGTACACCGATAGCCACGATTTCTCCGCTCATGCTCTGCAGCATCTCAATCACCTTTGCAATTTTCGTCGGCAAACCGCCGTCGTACTCACGAATTGTATTAGGGGCTGCACTGATTCTAAGCAATAGCGTAATTTGCTGAATAAGCCGCATCATGGAATCCTTACGAGAATTTCCGGTCGAAGCGAAATAATTGCCACGCATAACATGAAATTCTTCAATCGCTTTGGTGTAAACTGCACGTTCGCTTTCCGTAAAACGAACAGGAACTTGATGAATACGCTTGATATCTCTGCCAGAGATTTCTTCCAGCGTCCGTGTAATCACAAATCTGGAAAGAATGTTATCCAATTCGTCCGCATTATAAATATCTTGCGTTCTCTGTCCAACACCAAAGACCGTAATCTTCTCCGGAAGGTGAGAATCCGCAAAAAGGTTATACCCCTTGTGATATGCGGGGATAGGCTGTCCATAATACGGATTCCCGTACACATGAAGCCATTCTTCAACACCGTCTTTCTTACTGGCTCGGTCATAATGATAAATCGTATCGCACCAAGAAATCATGTTGAACGAATTGTTGTAGGCCAATTCCAACTGCGGCGCAAACTCACTGATATTATTCCGCGTACTTGTACCAGTCATCTCCAGCTTGAAACGGCAGCGACGAAAACAATCCAGCACAGACTTCGTGCGCAAACTGGATGGATTCGTCATCTCGTCGCTCTCATCAAAGCAGAGTGCAATATTTTGATTATGAATCCTTACCCAGCGCTTTACTTGTTTGCGATATTTGCCAAGCTTGTTCAGTGTGATGAGGACAAAATCTCCACGCTGCACCTTATCAAGATCAGCAAGCTTGTTCACCATGATATATCTGATTCCAAAATTAGGGAGCATGACATCCCATGTGTTCTTGATTGAGATTGCGGAAGAGACAACAAATGTGCAAAACGCATTTTGTCGCTCCGTTCGGTACTGACCAATGGCAATGCCGGCAAGTGTCTTGCCGCAACCCTGTTCCCACTGCAAAAGAGCATACCGCTTTTGCAGTACAAGATTGATGTCGTGCTTTTGCAAATCGTTCAGCATAATATCTTCCTCATTTTCTTCATCATGCAGAACAAAACCATCCAACCACGACTTAATGTCGGCATCCTCAATCATTTCAGAAAACTTTTGCTGTTCAACACTGTATTCATGCTGCTTGCGGCGCATAAGCCGAGCATAACGCCCATACTGCTCAGTATCTTCTTCACTGATAGCAATATCATAAATCGGAGTAGGCTTTTTCATCTCATCCGATAATTGACGCGCCATTTTAGGGCTATATGCCTTATACACAAGATCATAGTCTCGTTTCACAAGGCAAATCTTGTCCTCATACCGAGCGGGGTGCTGATGCTTTACGACATTCCGCAAATAGGCCAGCACTTTTGCTTCTGTTAGACGAACACGACACCACTCATCATAAGACATACTTTCTGGCTGCTTCTCCGTATAGTAACGGTTAAGATATTCACAGCATTTCGTGTATTTTTCTTTTAGATTTGGATGCGTTTTAATTGTGTATAGGTATTTCTTCACCTTGTACAAAAACTCAGCGGACGAATCATGATCTCTTGCGAGTTCCAGTAAAATGTGAGAGCGATTTTTTACGAATACTGCCTGAGCATCTGCTACGATCTGTTCGCGAACCTTTCTGACCATAGCTGCGTTCATGCTATCCACTTGCAAAGTCATCTTTGTGGAATACGGCTTCTGCGTCCATCCATCCATATCACTATTACGCTGCCAAAACTGCACCTTTGTTTCGTAATCGGCAACACCCATTGATGCGAAAGTATCTGCACGAAGCATAAACTGACCAAGAAAACTGAAATGCTTTTCCATCTCCTTAATCAATCCGCTGTCACTAAAGTCATCCGCCAGAAATGACTTCGGGACAACGAGCGCCATAATGCCCATAGGTTTCAGCAAAGCCGCAGCTTTCTGGCAATAGTAAAGCTGAGAAAGAATCTGTGCGCCATCCACCCACCAACGAAGATTGAAAGGTGGATTTCCAACAACATAGTCCAGCTTGATACCAGGCTCATAACTGCGAATATCTCCACAGGTCAAATTTGCTTTTGGATATAGATAATGCGCAACCTTATAAGCTTTCGCATCCAATTCGCAACCATAAGCGTTTGCTTCCATTGGTGCATAATTGAAAAAATTGCCCATTCCACATGTCAGATCTGCAAAAACATCCTGATTGCCCAACGATAGACAATCCATGATAAATTTGCACACGCTATCCGGTGTGAAAAATTGCCCATTTTCAATTTCTTTCTTTGCGCTGGAGTATTCGGAATAACTGCTGTAATCAGAATAGCGCAGACCATGCAATCCGCCATCACCAGTGTAAGCGTTATAGATATCCTCGCAGGTGATACCAGAAGACTCAGCCAAATCGTTATCTACAAGATAAAGAATCTTATCATTTAATTCGCGGCGACTATCTTGTGGAATCGACTGACCTAAATATTTGTATTTCATGCTACACCTCCAATACACTATAACTACCCACTGATATATTGATTTGCTTACTTCTTTTTAAGGCGAATCACAAACACATCAAAAAATGTATTGCAGCTCTCAATCTCGCGATCTGCCAAAGATACAACAGAACGAAGAACCTCTCCGATAAAACCGCAGGCGACCTCTTTTTCGCCATCATAAACGGACAATCCATTACAGAAACGCAAAATGTTGTTATACTTCAAATCTCGCAGACGGCTACCCTCTGCAACACGAAGAAAACAATCATCCGTACAGCAAAGAGCCTTGTTTTTCTCACAGCTTGTAATACACTTTCCCATATATACCTCCTAATCGTCCTGACATAGCGCCATAAACGCCGGTTTGGATTTTTCCTTGATTTCCCTCCATACATCGTCCATCGCAAGTTCATGTGTGAAAACCGGTCGCTGTAAAAGCTGCTCCACATAAGTCTGAAACTCCGAAAAGTCACACATCAATACGCCAGTATAAGCCGATACGATAAGCCGTTCTTGTTTCGTCATAATATACCTCCATTAAAGTTCGTTTCCAAGAAATGTTTCTGCAAACTCACGGGCGAATGCCTCACTGGTAAAGCGAATATCCACGCGACCGTTTTTGAAACATTTGACACTCTTCAGCTTCTCCAAGCCAAGCTGCATTTCCGTGTTATAGGTTGTCCAATTATATCCAAGCAAGGTATTAAGAGTCCAAGGAATGCTGCTGGTATCGCCACACTCAAAATATGCCAGAGCGCGAATAATATTTTTCATTCCATCGGTAAGCTGAATCTCATGTTCACCGTGGTAATACTCTTCGTGCCAGCTATCAAAGCTGCAAGCATAGTGAGAAAAGGAAATGACCGCCTTTTTCTGCTCATAACACTTATTCCCGTAATACCTGTTCCAAGCGGCATCATGAGCTTTCTGCTTCAACTCGTTCAGCGCCTTTTCCTGGAACGAGAAGCCGCCAAGCTGAATGAAAATCTGATCGAGAATATCTTCGTACTTCAACTCCGTGTTTTCTACCGCACCATAATATTCTTTGTATTCAGCGCTGTTATACGACGAATAGCGATCTGGCTCTTTCGGAAGAAGCACTTCTTCAATTTTGTCCGTTTCCAACGAAACCTTATATGTTCTCTCGAAGTAGGAAACAAGGGCGCTAATAAGAACACGGTGCGAATTACGCAAGCTGTTCGTGATATCATGAGCGTGTACGCTATCCCCAAGGAAAAACGACCTGTCATACATCTCATCTTTAGGAACAACACGAGAGATAATCGACTGCTGCTCATTCAAAGATTCTTCGACATATTGCCGCAAAGACTTCAATGCTGCACGACCTTTGACATAAGCCTCGTGATAAGCCATGCAAAATTCACGATCATGCTCCGAAATACGAGCGTCTGCTTTTACCTCAATGCTATTAAACTTATCAAGTAAACTCATATACAACCTCCATTATCTACTCTCATTTACAGCCTGACGATATGCACGGTACGGATTACAGTTTTCCGCGTACCATTTTGCATACGCCGTTTTACAACCATCATAAGTCAGCTTGACTACCAGAAAAACAAAACACAGTACAGCCAATGTTCGTACCTCCTATGTTTTCATTTGAGATCGGAGCGGGCATTGCTGCCAGTCTCAATCTCATACTGATCTGCAACCCGCTCGCCGCCTGGAAAACGATAGACTGGAAATTCGCCGTAGTCCAAGCTAACCAGAACGCCGATATACCCATCGTATGTTTTAACATACTGCGGGAACTTCTGCGGAATCAGCTCATAATCAGATGCCTGTTCTGCTGTCAGAGGATTTTCATAATCAATATACCCATACGCCAGCCGACCGACCGCAGGACAAAACATCCGTCCATCATATGTGTCAAAATTTTCAACAGTAACCACCTTGTTATCAGATGGCTTCGGAAAAGCACCAGGGGTAAGCGGACGCTGCGTACTAAAATATCTCATTTCAGACCTCCATCCTTTTTTGCAAATCGAACCAAATCAACCGTAGGAATCAGATACCCGATGTTTTTCGCATACTTCTTCATGAAGTACACCTTTCCGCCTCGCTGCACAATCCGTCCATCGAACCCTTTATAGGTCATCCGCTTTCCATCAAGCTTTTCTGCGATGACCTTTGCATCGGATTCCAGCTTGTCGTTATTCCACGCAACAGTAAACTGGACTGCAACATCCAGTGCGTCACAATCCATAAAGCGCTTTACCATCAGAGAAAGAACAGCACTGCAAATCTCAACCCGTTTCTTCGGCGTATGGCGCTTGTTAAATGTAAGCGTAAAATAGGTGTAGTCTCTATCGTCATCAGAATGGATGCGATGCGTCATGTAGAGGGAGTTACACCAAAAGAACAAATCCCAATCGGTACTGTCAAAGCAGAGTCTCTTTTCCAGCTCCTTATCATACTGGAAACAAACATATTCCTTTGCAATAGCGTCCATAACGCCGTGCATAAAAGCATTAGCAGCTTCAACGCTCATATCGGCAACGCTGATCTGAAAACGCAGGCTATGAAGATCCTCTTCGGCATATCCATTTTCAATCAGCCAATCAATATCGGCTGGCAGATAAGAACGATCATGTCTGATAGTCATAAAAAAACACCCTTTCGTATTTCAAGTAGTCTCTTCACTATAACTACCTTGTAAAAACCATATTTGCTCACCAAAGCACAAAAAAAAGACGCTGGAAAAATCCAGCGTCTTTCGCGTTGTATTTAGTTAATCGTAGATGAAGTTTTCTCGTCCGATATACTCACCAGCCACATAATCCTCGTCGGAAACACCGGAATACCAGACTAAATCCCCGTGCTTTTCTATCTTAGAAATCAGGCGTGTCATGCAATCCTCTTCGTCAAATCCGCCGACCTCAATTTCTTCATCATCAGCATATCTGCCAATCATTTTCCACGGATATAAGACTTTCATAATACTCTCCTTACTGCCAGAGACTTTCAATCCCAAAGCTGAAACGAATAGCCTCATCTTTCAGGCCGCTCAAAAATACGGTATCTGCCAGTGCATTCATTGCGGAAAAGATTTTTAACTCGCGCCCACGAAGGGAAGAAAGACGTCGCAGCTCCATCGAAACGACCACATTCGGTCTGGACTGAGACGGCTTGTCAATGTCAACACAAACGACCTCCATGCTATGATCGTTCATCCACTGAGCTGCAAGCTTTAGCTTTTCATATCGCTGCATCTTCGACAGATCAGCAACTCTTCCATTGAAAAATTCGTTGTCAGAAAGAATACGATCAAGCTCTTCGTCATCAAAAAAATCTCTTACATCGACATCAGACTGCTTTGAACGCTCCAGCTTCTCCTGATATTCTTCCTCAGCCTTTTTCTTGGCCTGCTCAATCCGTTCACCAAAAGTCACTCGAATCACCTTGTTTCCGTTCATGTTACCTCCGCATTATATCATCATTTCCGTTTTACTTCAAGAATTGCTTAGGCATCTTCTCCCATAAAAGTCACGCCGATAAGCCTTGCAAAATCATTCCGTAGGGTGCGTACCTCGTCCATGCGCTTGCAGACCTCCACAGCATTCTGCGGGCGCACATCCGCATATTTCTCTTTCAAAAACTTGTACTCATTATGTAACGCTGTCGTTACAGTGTCTATCTCTTCTCGTGTAAGCTCTACGGTATAAGCCAGACATTTCGATTTCATCGCAACCCCTCCATTACGCAATTTCTTTTATGGCGCGAACGATACGCGCTCGTTGTGTATTTTCGACTTTCGTGTAAACTGCCTCACCGTTTCCAAATACAGCAGAACAATAAACCTCATCAAACCCATATTCTTTCGCAAGCATTTTCAAAATTCGATTGATCTTATTGATCTCGCTGTTATACCGGCGAATTGCTACGCTACGGCATACATCAAAGTAATAATGGCAATCGTCATTATCATACTCATTCGGATCATGCTTTTCCTCCACATAAAACTGAACCCCATAATACTTTCCGCCCATAGTTGAAATAGAATGAAATTCAAGCTTTGCATTTGCGTCATTTAGCCGCGTCTCCATCTCTTCCACGAACTCAAACGCCGCCACCTCATCCAGATATGCTTTTCGCTCTGTGGTTGCGCCGCAAATAGGACACACACCATCTTCTCCATATGTATTGCAAGCTGGACAATAATCCACCTCAGAAACGAAATCTCTCACATAGAGAGGGAAATTCCTCATCGTATTAAAGTTTGGCATCGACATATTACCGCCTCCTATTATATCTACCCATTCAAATAGGCTTTTGCCCACCGAAATGTAATTTTTCTGCCGACTGCCCAATAGGGCAGTTTCGTCTTACTTTCCAAAGACTCGTCAGGGCAGTTTTACCATACAGCTCTCCAGCCAGGCTGAGCGATCTGCTCATCAAGCTCACGCTCACGCTGCTCCGCTTCGACCAGCTCGCTTTCCTCTGCAAAATCAGACGAGTCAAGATCATAAACTTCGACACCGACATCGGCATCGGAATACACCGCCTGCACCATCCCGCCGTGAACTTTAATAGCAATATTGGCATCAAGCTCTTTTTCTTCAATGCGCCATGCCTCTACATCAGAACCGTCTCGAATAGAAGCATTCATATCAGAAAACTCGCAGCAAGAATCGTCGGTCTGATTTTCAGTATCGAAATTCCAGCTTTCGATAGTCTTCTCATAAATCTTTCTCATTTCGGCCTGCGCCGCTTCCAGTGTCGAGAAAAGATCGACAGACGAACCCCAAGCAGCATCCGTATCCTGTTCGTGAATCAAAAGAAAAAGCTTCATTTTATAACCTCCAAATGCAGCGGACAATCTTCGTGCCGCTGAGTTAAGTATTTCTTTTTTAACTCATCAGAATAGCCCCACTTCCGCTTTTTCAACGGAAGATAACACCAGTGACAAGCGCAATCCTTACAGCTATCCGGAATTGCATCTAAACATGTTTTGAACCAGATAACACGGTTTTCTTCCATATTACACCTCTCTACGAAAAGAGCCGCCCGAATGGGCGGCTCTCAATCACTGTTTATCGTGCGCAAACAAGCTCTGTCATACGATCAAGCATCTTGTGACCATCCATAATTCTGTTCCAGTTGTTTTCACGGTAGCTACCGGTCTGACGGCGCGGTGCAGAATGAGAAATCATATCGCTCATGGCATTCACAACACCCCAACCAGTGTTAAGGAACTTCATGATATCAGGGCGGAAGTAGCAGATCATGAACTCGTCTTTTGCCTTTTTCACGCTGTTCTTCTTGCGCTCGGTATCGTCATCATCAACAGGAAACATCTCGTCAAGCAGCTTATCAAGCTGTTCGTCGGTGATCGTCGTGTTTGCAAGGCGATCTGCGCAAACAGCAAGCTCATCCATGTAGGCATCTGCAAGCTGGAGACACATACGCGCTTCCTGCATCTTCTCGTCGATATTGCCGACGTGCTTTGTTGCCCACTGACGCTTCGCGCTATTCAGTGCAAGATTCAAAGTGTTGTTGCAAACAACACGAATCGGAGTCATGCAGACACGGATAGAACCGCTGCCGTCGTGCGTATTTGAGAAACAAAGGTACGGCTCAACCTTATCCCCAACGACCTCACGCTCAGGCATCTTTGCCAGCAGCCAAATCTTCTTGCCATTCTGCAAGCTACCAGCGGTTTCATAGCGAACATCCCCGCCGATCAGCTCATCGGTAAAGCTGAAAGCGTCTTTATTCTGTACGATCTGATAGCGGTCAGAGACAACACCAAGCACACGACCATCCGTGCTGCGGACATTCGCCTTGTAATTCTCGATCTTTGCGCCGCCGCAAACCTGAATGTTTCTCTGCTTGACCTCCCAATCAAGGCCGGCCATTTTCAGCGCGTCAGCGCTATTCAACGCCTCCTGAACCTCAACTCCCAGGCCGTGCCAAGGCTTCTCACGCACATAAAACATAGTTTCAACATTCGCTGCCATTTTTGAATCCTCCTTAAAGTAGAAAGTAGTTTGTGATGATTGTTTTGGGCTTTCTATTATATCTACCCCTAAAATTTCGGCTTTGCTTACCAGCCGTTGAAATTATTTTTTATACGGGAATGTAGCTACAATGTTGCATTTTAGCTCCAGCGTAACCGTATCTTCCGGAACGCCAAGCGCCGCACAAAGAGATGCCCACTTATTTTCACTGGTGAAGTCATCTCTCCACAGCATCAAAGATTTTCTGCTTTCGATTACCTCAGACTTCTTTTCAATCAGCTTTGCAGCAGCATGATATCCGTCACGATACAGAACATTTACAATATCTTTTTCTGTCATTTATTCACCCTCACTATCTTCGCATAGCGCAATAACATCCGAACGAGAAAAACCATTTTCCTCAGCGGCCTGCCAGTCATCATCCGTAAAGTCTAAAACCGAACCGCTGCAGCTATGATAGTCCATGATTGCATATGGAAGTCCCTCATCTGTCCACTGCCAATCAAGCTTTCTATCACGCTTCAAATATATTGCTTTTGCCTCTTCGATTTTATTTCTCAGTGTAAAACCACTCATTTAATCACATCCTCATCTATAAGGATTTCGGAGTATATGATCTCAGCAGCAGAGCAAAGCTCAGCGCGTTTCATCAGCTTTTTCATCATATCGGTGGGATTCTGAGCGGAAATTACATATCCACGAGAATAATTGCCCATTTTGACAACGACGGAGTATTTAGAAAGGAAATGCTCTTCCTCAAACTCTTCTCGTGATACACATTCCACCACATCTTTCCCACAAGACGGGCATTCAGTAAAAGTAAAACCCCCGATATGCTCATCGTACAGCTTATCGGGAGAAAAGTACGAACCACAATTTTCACAAGAAATGATATGCCCATTGTTGCATTCATCCGGAACGCAATCACAACAAACAAAGTATTCGCTATCCATACCCTCGTTGACAACGACACCTTCGCAATTTTCTTCATCAAAAGAACATCCGCAGATCTTACAAGTTTTCATTGAAAACACCTCCTATTATATCTACCCTCAAAAATTGAGTTTTGCTTACTTACAAAATGAAAAATGGGGTATGGTTTTTGATTTCGCAGACACCATTCCAAAACTGCGCCGCTTTTTAGCCGATGATCTTCTTCATTTCAAACACCTCCGATCAATTCATCCAGCACCTCCGCAGAAATATGTAACGCCTGCGCAAAATCTTTCGCTTGTGCCGCATAGCGATCTTCATAATATCCGCGCTCCATATCCGTCTTTGCATCGTCCTTGCGCTTGCGCAAATCCAGCAAACACGGCTTTACAATGCGCTGGAAATAACCATCAGGAGCTACATTGACCTTTTCGATATCATTCATACACGCACCTCTTATCTCAGATATGATACGGCTCGATTCCACGCTCAACCGTTTCACCTCTGAAACAGTGTCCGCAATACTCCCAGATACCGTTAGGCCATTCACCGCCGACCTTACGGAAAGTTTCGTAAGTATCTCTCCATCTGCCAGTCTTTTCATCCATTCTGGCAGAATACGGCTCGCCCATCTGGGAGCAGTCTGCCCGCATACAAGCGGGCGGCACACAATCCATTGCAGCATCTACGATTGCCTGCTCCACATAGTCACCAACCTTTACAGCTTCATATGTGAAATTATCCTGCTTCCAGACAGGCTTACCATCAAACATGTATCACGCCTCCATCGTGCCAGCCGCCGCAGCAGCAGCGGCAGCTTCCTCGGCCTGCTTCTTACGCTCATAGCGGCGCAGACGCTTCTCAAACTCCGCATCGGAATCCATCGGATAGTTACAGCCCTTGCCGATACCCTTACCGACGATCTGCTTGCTGGGTTTGGCAGCGGCGATCTCCGACTTGAAAATCGTGCCGTGCATACCCGCAAACTTACCGAGACCAGACTTGTTGAGATTGACAGACATTTTTGAATCCTCCTTTAATTTTTAGGTTTCCCTATTACAACTACCCTCCAAATGGAGCGGTTGCTTACTGAATTTTTGATTTTTCTTTGATAAACGCATCGAGACGATCTTCTACATGGTACATGCGAACAAACTCACGCATCAGCTCTCCAGTTGCATTCAATCGCTCATTTTTCTCGCGCAAAGAGCGGATTTCTTTCTCCAGCTCTTTATTGACCGTGGTGCGGAGATAAAAGCGCAGTGTATTCGGCGGCTCGATAAACGATTCTCTTTGACAAACGCCATCTACAAAAATCTGCTCAAAGAGCTTGATATCTAAAAAGGACTCGTCCACAAGACCGCGCATATAAAATTCGAGCGCATTGTCCAGAGCATCAAACTCTTTTTTCTGATATTTCTCCCACGGCTCGCCATCGTTATAACGACCGCCGATAATATAGGCGTAGTCCTTTTTATCTGTAACAAATTCCGCAGTATATTTCGTTTTGACCTTTTTATCTCCATCAAACGAAGTCATTCAGCATCTTCCTCCAGACCTTTCAACATTTGTAGTTGCTGTTCATGTATAAAACACAGAATTTTATACATCCATATTCATTGTGCAAAATATACAATAAATCGCACAAAATCATCGTAAAAATGTTCATTTTGCTTGAGTTTTCACCGTTTTTGTGCTATTATTAGAGCATGAAAGGAGCGTACAACAAATGAATAACAATACAAAATGTGATCTCGATCTTCGCATCCGCCAGTTAAAAGCAGCTTTGCAAATCTCTTTCCGCGACATCCAGTTCATCAGCGCATACCACGACAAGATTCTGCTTCCGTATACCGGCGATCTTCCACAGGTCATCCAGCAATACATCATCAATGACGCACTGGAAACTTGCTACACCGTTAAAGAGATGCAGAAAATGCAAGCGGCTCATTCAGACACCTTTTGGAACATCATTTCTGACTGTCATACATATATCGGGCTGAAAACATCGCGCAGCAAGCCGATCATCGTTTTTCAGATCAACTACATAACGAAAAGCGGCTATGAATCCGAACAGTTTTTCGTTGCAGAGGCAAGCCAAAAGCAAATCACAAATACACTAAACCGATTTTTCAATCGAAAGAAAACCGGCCTGCGATCTGATATTTGCTCTTGCTTTGAACGACAGCATGTCGATTTCAAGCGGCGCTTTGCCTCCACATTATAACTACCGATAAAAACTTGATTTTGCTTACCAAGCAACAAAAAAAAGCCTGAGATATTCTCAGGCTTTTTCCATTTCCTTCTCAAACGCTTCTCTTCTTTTTCGCTCGATCTCTTCTACCTTATGCGGAAGTCCGTTATACATTTTCGCATACTCGGCTGCATCACGACGCTTTTCAGAAAAGCTACCAGAAACGGGAACATGCTGGTATCCTCTCATATGTGCATACCAGAGACCGGACTTTCTATCTTGCGATACGATATAATTTTTCATAGCAGATGACGGGCTTTTCTGAGCGCATCCATCTTTTTCGTCAGCCCTACAATGGTAAATACGCCGGTCAACGGTTTTCCTAACTCCATGTGCCGATAGACAACGGAAAATGTAAACACCTCACTATTGTATTTTTCATTAGACATGGCATCCAATTCCGCCTGCGTGTAGCGCTTATCTTTAATCTCATAATAACGCACACCGCTATCTTTCTCAAAAAACTCTCTCATTTCTTGTACTGTAGCTTTGATTTTAATGTGGCTTTCCATTTGGTCACGCATCCTTTCTAACCGCTTCAATCAACTGATTCATATACTTGTAAATGACGGTCGATTGATTTTTTCCGCTCATATGTCCGCCGCTCATCTTTCCATCTTTGACCGTGATATCCAACAGACTGCTATTGATCCAGCCTTGCGTTTTAATCGGGATTTTTACACCATATTGACGCGCCAGATAATTGAAAATGCTGTACGAGCTACTGTCATAACGCCCTTTGAAGATTTCAACATCAAAATTGACCAGACGTCCGCCATTCTTCAAAGTTTCAATGGCCTGAGCGATCTTCTTTTGTGCTGCTTCGTTCCGCTCGTTCACATAAGCGGCTTCTTCCGCCTCACGCTTTGCCCGCTCTGCTTCACGCCTTGCTTTCTGTTTCTCTGCGAAAATCTTCCGCGCTTCAAAGCATCCAGGAACGAGAGATTCATCCAAAAGCTTTACCAACTCGATATAGATAAGACTGATATACGAATTGGTGCTGATGCAATCTCGTATCATTGCCAAAAACTCACCATCAGAGCCGACACGATAGCGCCGAACCTGTCCTTCAACAAGCTCCAAGCTATCATCCTCCGCCGCCGTGCCGACCAGTAGACCAACTCCGTGATCTTCCAGATACAAATACAAATCGCAAGCCGCATAACTGCGCGTGTCGCTCTTTTCCAACCTGCTCATATAGATATTTCCGAAAATCGGAGCAACTTCGATATTATGAACAATCGGCTTCGTGCCGTCCGCATTATAGACAATCATCCGTTTTTTCTGATATTCGCTATTGATTTCACTCAGTAGCATTTTTATCACCCTTTCTATTATAACTACCTATCGAAAATGACCTTTGCATACTGTCCTACAAGTTTTTTACGAGTACACGACCTCACCGAAAACCGCGTTTTGCAAAATCTGATCTGCCACATCCGCATCAAAGTCATCCATATTCAGACCGTGCATAGAATCGGCATAAAGTCTAAAACCGGTCAGCAGCTTATCCAGTGTCAGCTCGTGATCTTTGTCTTCTTCACGATCATAAATCGTAAGCTTTTCGCCAGCTTCCAAAATTTCCGCTACGATCTCTTCATAGCAAATCATCCGATCTTTCTTTCCACGATGCAAAATGCGATTTCGTGCCGCTTCATAATCCTTTTCGTTCCAGCAAATTTCCGCCCAATAATCAAAGCCGCCGCCCTCGCAAGCCAGCAGATTCACAATGTCATCCGTTGTAACAATAATCTTGATTTCAAAAGAATGTTCCGCCATCGTGGACACCTCCAACAAGTATTTCTATTATATCTACTCATAGAAACAAGCGTTTGCTTACCACATACGCAAAAAAAATAGGCGGAACAGATTTCTCCATTCCGCCAGATTTTCAAAACTTATTCAGATGTTTTCTATCTCATATCGCATAAACAAGTTCCACGCCATCGCGTTCTGCAAAGAACGCCTCCGCAACGGGACAGTCACTACATAAAGCGCGGTTACATTCGCCAGGAAAACGGCAGGCATATCCGCAAATATCAGGCTTTTCCCGTTTCTTGTGCAAGAGAATCCGCTTTCCGGTCAGCTTCTCCGCCACCAGCTTTTTCAGATAGTTTAGCGCGTAGTTATCCGTGTCAAACACCTGAGAATCTACTTTCCAGTCCCACACATTCCCGTTATGCACGGGACGCTCTGTGACCTCGATCTCTTTTCCGTTAGACAGGTGAATGATATAGAAGTTTTCTGCGACCTGCTCAGCGTTGAGATATTCTTCGACATACATTTTCATGACCGACATGATTCAGCCCTCCACGATGAATCCGTTATGACAAAAGCCCGTCTGATCTGTGATATAGTCGGAAATTTCCTCAATATCCGTCATTCCATCCGGAATATCAATTTCCGTTGGTAAAGACTCCATATCCTCCGGTTCATCGACATCCCACTGGATATGCGTTGCTTTTCTGTTCCGTTTCATCCGATGTTTCAACCCCCATTTTATTTTTAGCGTTCCTATTATATCTACCAGTGGAAAAATGGATTTGCCTACCTTTACGAAAGATTTTCTTTGTTTTCTTCCGCCCAAAATGCTGTCAGTGCATCCCAGAATGCTTTCTGTTCCTCCGGTGTAGCATCGCAGCCATTTTCAACCGTATATTCTACGGCGTCATCCAGCGACCAGCCGGCTTCCAGCTTTTCCGCCGCGCCTTGCAGCTCAAAATAATTGAATGTAAAGCGCTTACCAAAGTTAAAAAGCTGTGTTGCAATCTCTTCGCCGCGACGCTGTTTGACAAGCAGCAGCGCTATATAATTCTTGTCGTAAAAATCCGCCGCCGCTTCCGTTCCGTCCTAATCTAACTCCGTCGCATATTCCGCCCAGGACTCCACGACATCATCCGCCGCTTTCAGCAAAAGACTCTTGATTCTGTTTTCAAACTCTTTCCGCTGCATGAGTTATCGACCTCCAAGAACCCAAGGATTATTTAAGGCGTTCATGTGTGCGTTCATCATCTCCAAGATCTTCGGCTCATCCATGACAGCGGATAGCTTGACAAGATCCGCATAGCTCTTTTTCGGCTGAACCGCGCCCAGAACCTCGTGATAGCCCATGCCCTCCGATTTCATCATGTCGCTGTTTTCGCAGCGCGTCCAGATTGCCAGAGAGATGCAAGCCTCATTCCCGATATACTTGTAGCCCTCCCGTGCGTCGCGGTAATGAATCTCAGCGGTCAGAATCCGACCATCCGCCAGCTCGATAGACTTCTTGATCTGTTTCTCGCCCCAAACGACATAGCGCTGAATATCGAACCGAAAACCGTTTTGAAGTTTCGCGTTCCACTTGTTGACCTGCTCACGAGTTACGCTCGGCATATTGCTACCTCCATTTAGTTACAATGTAATTTCTACGCGCCTGCTCTTGCCGTCCAGCACTTTCTGGAGCTTGCAGGCCATCGCATTAAACTGTTCCTCCCGCAGACGATACAGTGAACCGTCCAAAGATTTATTGCTATTATCCGCGCCGTCCGCCATGCGAGCGGCTTCATGATACGCCCGCGCTTTTTCTTTGAGCGCTCCGATCATCCACTTGATCTCCGTTTGTGTAAAGCTTTGCATGTTTCATCCTCCTGTTATATCTACCCGCCAGATTTTCCGCTTGCTTACCAGTAGATGCAGATATTTTTTGTAAAGATGAGATACAAGCCCATCGGCAGCACCATAAAAGCACCCGTTCCGTCACGGTCTTCTATCGTTGTTCCGTGTGCGCAAACAATCAGCATCACCACGGACAGCACCACCAGCAAAAGCCCCATCAAACGCTGCTGCAGCATCACCTGCGAGCGCGTCTTTGATCTTCTCCGTCTCCGCTCATACATTTTCTTTTCCTCCGTTCCCGTCATCCGTTCCGTTTTCAATCCACCATTCAGGCGCAATAAGCAAGCCTTCCGCCGTATCCAGCAAGCCCCAGCCGTCCAAAGTCAGACCGCAAAAGCTCCGCTTGATCTCCACCCATTCGCCCGTCTCCGTGTGAATGTAGAGCTGTTCCGCCAATCCAACGGATACCACGCGGCGCGTTACCGTTCCATCCGTTACCATTACAGGCCGCTTATCTGAAAAGGCTTTTTCAATCATCTGAAAAGTTTTGTTTGCATCCATCCGCTACACCCTCCAAGCGTTCCCGCCGTTTGCTTACCATCGTTCAAGATTTTTTTCAGAGCAGCCGCCCCAGCTCCTACCGGAGCGGCGCTTGTACTGTTTAACTACTTCCTTACGCCACAGCTTCCGCAGGTGTAAGACCGATGTTCCGCAGAGCTTCGCGCATCTTGTCAATGCGCTTATGAACGGCGGCGCGGTTGATTCCGACAACTTCCGCGATCTCGCGTTCCGTGTAATTGTCGCGCTTGCATTCAATAATCATGCGATCGATCTCGTCACGGCTGTTTACAAACTGTTCCAGCGCTACGCGCAGCGTTGCGGTGCTTGCCGTCTCATCCTTGCCGGTGCTTGCCATCGTGTCCAGATAGTCGCGGCTCTCGCCGTTCTTGTCGGTGATCTCGTGAACGCGGGCGCGTCCGTGTTTGATATCGTCACGATAAACGGCGCGGATTGCATCCTTTGCGCTGCGATACACCAGAGCCACCAGAGAAATATTGACCTTACCAGACGCGGCGCGTTTTGCGTTCAGCTTGTCCAGATAGTCAGCATCCAGCCGTTCCGCCAGCTTTACCCAAGCTTCATTTACAAGCCCGTCAATTCCATGATGATTCAAGAACCACGCGACAGTCTCGTTAAACTCTGCATAGTGATCTTCCGTGCTGTATCCGATCTCGTTCTTTGCCGCCTTCTTGATGTTAGCCGTCAGCATGTTGATCTGCGCTTTGGTATCCATCGCCGCCCACTGGTGCAGAATGTTTTCCGGTGTGTTCTTTGCGTCTTCCCATGCCATAGCCAGACAGAGGGAGAACACAGGGCGCAGGCCATCGCCTTTGTCGGTTTCGTGATAGATAGCCCAGGCGCGAGACATGATCGACTTGACATTGTACTTTTTCATTTCGTTTACCTCATTTCATTGACCAGCGCCGCAGCGCGTTGTATTTCGGTTTCCCACGACGGCCAGCCGTGGCCGTTTCGGTTAGTCACCATCTAACCATCATCAGGCGGGATTTTAAGAAAAGTAAATGTTGTAATCGTTGCGCGTGATATTCGGATTCCCTTCATAAACGGAGTACACAAAAACGCTGTTTTCCACTTCCTCGCCGTTTATGTACCATTCGCAATGGCCTTGCCAGCATCCCAGATTCGGGAAGTCCTGCCGGTTTGTAATGCAGCCAGTAGAAACGCCGATCTTTTCCAGCTCGTCATACATCGCCGCGATCTCCTGCGGCTCGTGCCATCCGCTAAACCGTGCCGCGATCTCGTTTGCTGCCTTGATTTGCTTTCTCGTTGCTTTCATTTCAAAACCCCGCTTTCATTTTACCGGCGCGGCGGGAATGAACCCGCCGCCGCTGTTTTACTCGATTAGATGAAATACATCTCGCCGTTGTATTCAAGGGCGATTGCTTCTTGCCCCATTTCGCGCTTCAGCTCGTAGCAGAGGGAAACGACATCATCAATATACTTTTCAGCGTCAGCCGTGGAGCAGTACGCAAAAACCATCGTTGTTGATTCTTTCACCAGCTCGCCAGAATCGGAGACCCAATAGCCGCGAACCGGCGAAGCCGTAGCACCACCGAAACAGGCGGACAGAGTACGCGCGACGCGCTCAACGTATGCGGCGTTGTCGATCTCCTGATCTACGGATACCGTAGCGGGAACGTAGACGGTGATCTTGCTTTTCAGAGGGACAAGGGCGGACAGCTTATTCATAATTTTACCTCCATCGTATTATTTAATTACTTCCTTTGATCGTCCAGCAGCGGCCCACCCGCCGCCGTCGATCTCGTTTCCTTTACCTTACAAGTAGAGTATACCACACAAAAGCGGAATTTGCAATAGGAAATAGCTAAATAATACCTTGACAAAGTGTAAAAATAGCAAGCCAAAAACACTATCTTTTTGTGCAATATGCCATTGGCATATCATACAAATACCGCCTTACAGAATTGTGCATTCTGCCATATCCTTTTGGCCTGCATCGTCTCCCAGCGCCAGCACCAGAAGAGCCGCAGCACTGGACACGGGAACGCCTGGACACGCCCAGACAGCACCGGAGCGGACGAAGCGCCAGCATCAGAAGCGGACGCGGACGAAAAGACGCGAAGACAGCACCAGCGGCAGAGCCGCCCAGAAATCAAAGCCAGAAGCGGAACGCCAGAAGAGCCAAAGCCAGCACGACGGCAGCAGAGACACGACCGACAGCAGACAGCCAGCACCAGAAGAGCCGCAGAGATCGATCCAGAGCCAGAGAGCCAGAAGCGCGGCACTGTAGGCCATGAGCAGAGACAGACGGAGACAGAAAGACGAAGAGAGAAGAGAAAAAGAGAGGGAACGAAGAGAAAACGACAGTAAAACGCCGCTTTTCTCCCCGTCTCACCGAACGCCCAGCAGATCAACCGCCAGAGCCAGCCCAGCACCGGCAGACACGGACAGCAGCAGAAATGCCGCCTTTTTCGGTTCTGCTTTTGTGGAGTATGCGGAACTAACGGAGATCAACGCCAATTTTGCTATCTGCATAGGGGGGGGTGGGTTTACATTTTCACGACTTTAGCAACGCCAAAAATTTGGCTTTGTACCCTCTTCTCCACGCCTCTATCTTTTTCACCAAACACCATCTCTCAAACACACCGTTCATCAACGATATATTCCCTTACAAATATAAATATCTTCTGCTACAGACTTGTCTTCGGAAGAATGCCTTAATCAACGCTGGATCTTCGTCTTTAGATCAACACACAAAAATACATTTTTATAATTTTATGCTACGGAATATGCCTTAATCAACGCATTTCTATCGAATTTGCAAATGAACGGAATTGACTAAACAATATTTTCTTTCCGATTTTTATTGACTTCAGACCGATTTGTGGTATAATATCTTATGTAAAGATTGTTCGTTGAACAACGCTTTTTCTGCTTCTAAAGAATTAGCTAAACAATATGCAAGGAGTGATGAATATGGCTCAGTCTACCGAAGGTACGATCCTACAAATCACCTTACACCCAGAGATTGAGAAGCTACTTGGCAAGAAGAAACCAAACAACTGCAAGACTGGTGAACGTCAAACCGTATATCCTATCAAGACTCATAAGGATATTATTGCTATGGCGAATTGGCTGTATGAGCATAAGGATAACAAGTATGTGCTTGCATTTACCTTAGGCATCAATCTCGGACTAAGAGCAAATGAGCTTTTGGATTTGAAGATGAACCAAGTATTTTCTCCTGATGGCTCTGTAAGGCTGATTGAAGATGAAGAAGATACCTCAGATGGAATCGACATCTATCAGAGCAAAACAAAGAAGCATAGAACTGTTTTTCTGAATGCTGCTTGTAAGGATGCTCTTGAGTGGGCATTTCCAATCAAAGGTGCGTATCTACACTCAGAAGGATATCTTTTTCCATCAAGAGAAGGTGGTGCTATTCAGGTCGGTACTTTCCGTAAGGTTCTGAAAGAAGCAGCGGCAGCTTGCGGATTGAAGCAGAATATCGGGACTCATACCTGCCGTAAGACATGGGGATGGCATCAATACAAGTACAATAGCGAAAAAGCAAATTTGGACATCACCATGTTACAAAGAGCATTTGGGCATAGTTCTCCAGAAGTGACTTTGCGTTACCTTGGCATTACCGATGAAGAGGACAAAGCTCTCTACAAAAACATGTGCATCAATGTGGTCTCAGACCAGGATTTCGTAGGGTGATGATTATTCCATTGCTACAAACAAAAAAGATTTGTCCGGTATTAAGGGGTACGGACACAAGAAATGCGTTGAACAACGGTATGTTTGCCATGTAAATTTCTTTATTTTCGACCAACTCGGTCGAAAACGCGGAAAATCGGATGACTTTGGAGGCTGAAAATGAGACGTAAAACACAACCCGCATACGAAGATGTCATGAAGCTGGAAAGCCACGAAATGTCCACCTACTCTTATCGGAATCTGATTGACAATGTTCATAAGGGCTGCTATGTTGAAGCCGCTTCTTCGCAGCAGGCCGGCGTTGTAGAGTCCATTATCAGAAATCGTCTGGGTATTCCGGTTTGTTTGAAAGTCCGCTATGGAGAGGATGCTTCGGTTGATTATATTTCCGTAGATCGTGTGAGTTTCTGGGAGCCGTATTCGTATTGCGTTCCAGATGAAACATACTGTGACTATTTTGAAGAAGGCTTTGATGATGAGGTAGACGAAGATGGTCAGAGTATGTGATGCTATTATGGGCAGCGGAAAGACCAGCGCGACGATTGGCTATATCAATGCTCATCCGGAAAAGAAGTTTCTCTATATCACTCCGTACCTCCCAGAAGCGGAAAGAATTAAGAACAACTGCCCTCAAGCAGATTTTGTTGAGCCGAGTGACAGACTCCCCGAATATTTCTTTTCTAAGGCGATGCACACATTGGGGCTGATCCGACAGGGGCGCAATATTACATCGACACATCAGTGTCTTATGTACTATACCCCAGAGACGATCCAGCTCCTAAAAGAAAATGGATACTGCATCATCATTGATGAAGAAGTGACCGTGCTGCAGGCGGATAAGCAGATTGCTTATTCTGATATCCAGCTTGCCATTGATGCCGGCTATGTTTATGAGGCTGCTCCGGACGAATACCGCAGAACTGATAAGCCATATGAGGGCGGCGTATTTTCCCATATGTTTCGACTCATGGCATCAAGACCACTGGTTTATAACAAATCAAAGCAGAACGGAAATGTGTGGTACTGGCTCTTCTCAAAAGAGCTGCTGGAAGCTGTTGAAGATGTGTTTGTGCTTACCTATCTGTTCAAAAACTCAGAAATGGATCTGTTTATGCAGATCAACAACATTCCGTATGTGAATATCGGCATTCGTCGCACTGAGGGCGGAGGATATATCTTTTCCGACAAACCGGAGTATGTTCCGGATTATGTGTATCGGTTGAAAGATATGATTCATATTGATGACGGTCAGCGTATCAATAGCATTGGCGATATGAAACACGCGCTTTCTATGAACTGGTATAAGTCGAAAACAGACGGTGTGAATCAGGTTCGCCGCAATTTGATGAATTACTTTCAAAAGCGAAGCGGTGATATTCCGGTGCCAGAGCGAATGTGCGGTACTTACAAGGAGTATTGGGGGCGGATCAGAGGAAAGGGTTATTGGAACTCATCTGTAGTCTTTAATGCAAAGGCAACTAACCAATTTAGTCATTGTCGAGCGCTGGCTTACCCAATCAATCTTTTTGCGAATGGCGATATCGTCCACTATTATGCAAGCAAAGGCGTGATTTTTGATAACGACCATTACGCATTGTCAACTATGATTCAGTGGATCTGGCGTTCTGCAATTAGAAACGGTGAAGAAATCAACTTGTATCTGCCAAGTAAGCGTATGAGGGATTTGCTTACTGAGTGGATTGAAAAAACGAGTAAAGGAATTAGTTAAACCATATGAAAATTGATGATGTACTGACTCTTCTTGGTTTGATTTTTGCTATTTTCGCTATTTACTATGTGATTGTTTGCGCACTTAGGAATGATGGCGGATGTTGTGATGGTACTGATTGTGATAACTGTCCATTCCCGCGTTGTCATCCGCAGGATCAAGACGATGACATGGAATAGTGAAAACGAATGCTACTACGAGCGACATAGGCTCTCAAACGGGCAGTATTGTATGGTTGCGTTTTATCGCTTCTACCGGTCAAGATCCGTCGAGTATCATGTCGTATTTGCGGTGGCAGACAAAAAGAAAGCCTTAAATGGCTATTTCGATCAGACCAAGGATAACAATATTTCTTTGAAGTACACTGGACGCTGCGGCGCTGAGGCTCTTATCTGGTGTAGAGATAAACTTCTCGAATTTGAGAATGAAGTCTTTCTATCAGAGACATTTGAGACAAAGATCGTTGTTTACGGTGAGGATCATCGTCGGTTTCGTTTTTACGAGCGGGCGCTGACACGCTATGGTTATGAGAAGAAGCTAACTGATAATGGTTTTGCTATGGTAAAGAGAGTCCGTAGGAGTAATTACGATGCTGAGGTGAGTTGAATGATTGATGTTGGATCTGCCTATTTCTGCTGTGACGAATGCCCTATTTCAGAAGATGTGGAAAGAAGATATCGCAACGCTGATGAGGCTGGTGTTTTTCAGTATGACCATTGCGGGTGTGATAAGGTTGATTTTCCTTTCTTTGTTGGTGGGTATTGTGGGGATGCTTTCTGCCAGAAAGATAATTTTGAACGAACCGGAAAGCGCAAGACTGGTAAGGTGTATCGAAGAAAAATGCGCGTGAAAAAGCGCAATGATTTGATGCGGGCTATTGAAGGATGCTATGTGCGTGATATCTGGCATCGCAAAGGTGCTTATATCGTCTATCCTAAGAATTCAAAAGCTAAGAAGTATTACCGCAATTATTCAAATCGTCTGATCCGGAGAGGAAAGGTCGGTGGTGCTGGCAAAGGTGGCTATCGGCGCTGTTTTGATTATAAGTGGGAGGTTTATTAAGCGTGGAAAATGAGAAATATTGCCCACTTGCTTCTATCAGGGGCGGCGTTGGATCAAAGTGTATTGGTGAACAGTGTGCGTGGTGGGATGAAGATTGTAATGCGTGTGTCTTTGTTGCTTTGGTTCGTACCAGAGCTGAAGACCTGATAGAGCAAAATATGGAGCTTGCGGGATCTGTTGTCAGTTATGATGTTCAGCTTCACGAGCTTGAAAAAGAAAATTTAAGATTGCGTAGGGCTATTGAGCGGCTTAGGCAATCTTCTCGTGAGGTGAAAGATCATGTATGAATTAGGAATGTGTTATAAGTGCAAATACAGAGGTGATGTCCCAGGCGACGCGCATAGCTGTTGTCACTATCCTGGAAACGATACAAATTTATTTTCAATGTTTGAGTCGGCAAATTTTCTTCAAGCTGCAAAGCTGGACATTCGTGCTGAGAAGCATGGTGTTGTGAGCGGCTGGTTCATGTGGCCTGTCAATTTCGATCCTATATGGCTGCGTAATTGCAATGGTTTTACTCCGAAAGACTCTGGTGAAACCAATGGGTAATATTAGTGAACGAGTTGCTAAGCAGACTTTGCCGGCTGAACTGCAAAAGAATTACGGAAACGAATTTGGAATCGAAGTGTGGCGTGTTTTGAGTATCGTTGAGAAGAATGACACGGCAATTAAAGAGCTACTTGATGTGCTTGATCGTTTGGAACAGCCGCATAGAAAAGCCCTCATTCAACATCTTTGGACGCGATATTACGACTCCGTAGCGGATAAGATTCTGGTGCAATAATATTGGGGAGTGATTGTGGTGTTTCGGGATTTTGATAACGAAGTATGGCACGGTGCTATATATCAGGGCGTTGACTACTCATGGCGGTTTGAGGTGTCTACTTTCGGCAGAATACGAAGTGCCATTACTGGAAAGCTCTACTCTTGCGGTTATGGTGCTGGCGGATATCAGCAGGTTTGCATTTCTGTGTTTGGACATCGGCTTAATGTGAGGATACATCGGTGTGTTGCTGAGACTTTTATTCCGAACCACATCGGGTATGAGATTGTCAATCATATTGACGGTTGCAAGCAGCACAATTGGGTGGATAACCTTGAATGGTGTACAAGGCAGGAAAATTATTTTCATGCTGTTGATCTTGAATTGATTGACTATGATGTGCCGGCACAACTCGGATATCTGTCACACCTTGGCGCTTATGCTGGAAGCTGTAATGGTATGTCGAAGCTGACCGAGGACGATGTGCGAGAAATTCGCATGAACTATGTGCCAAGAGGTTCTGGTGTAAGGTGCAACAGAAAGGAATTAGCAAATCAATACGGAGTATCTGCGAATCTAATTTCTAAAATAGTCAGTGGTCAGATATGGACTCATGTATAAGGAGGAATCAGGGTGCGAATATGAGTGTGAAGTACATAAGGCTTAATGGCGATGCGTTGAGACAAATCGTTGAAAATGAAAAGCATTGTTTTCGCATTGCCATGAATAAGCAAGATATCTTAGGTGGAGAAATGACCGAAGCGGGATTTTTATTGGATGCCAAAGATGTAGAAGAAGAGCGCAAGGTCATTAAGCCGCCATACGAAAAGGGAGATATTCTTGCTCTAAAAGAAACATGGGCAATGATTGATGGCAAGTATGTGTATCGTTTGGACAGAGATCCGCCGCAAGGCTACCTTTTGTTCAACTGGAAACCGTCTGTTCAAATGCCAAATGATGCTGCAAGGAATTTTATAAGAATCACAGATGTTCGCGTAGAACGATTACATGATATTTCACTTGATGATATCGAACGAGAGGGTATTTGGTTGCCAGGTGTTTTATCGCCTAAGCTTGCCTTTGCATCTAAATGGAACAGTGGTTTATCAGAGAAGAAACGAGCTAAGATCGGGTGGGAACAGAATCCTTTTGTTTGGGTTTTTGATTTTGACCGATGTGTTTATGTAGAGGATGACAATGGAAAACAAAAATAAGAATTTAGTTGATATAGACGATGTTTCCTGTCTTTTGGCTGCAATTCCGATTTTTACATTGTGCGATGTTGTTTGTGGTGGAAAGTGCTGTGCGATTCAGAGTTTTTCGGCCAAACCAGAAGTTCAGTGTCAAAGGAAAATCAAAGAATTTCTACTGGAATATATAGGTGAAGCACATGACGGGTGATATTAGAGAAACAGCTATTGATCATGTTGCTGGAGAAAAGATTGCAACATTTTTTAGTAGTGAAACGAAGTGGATCAATCAGATATGGAAGCTTAAAGAGCAGTATCCAGATGAGGTGGAGATTCGGCATGTGAATCCGGATGGAAGTTTGATTGCTCATATTCCAGCAGAATGGTTCAAAGTAAAACCAAAAAAGAAAGTAGTTATGACGGAGGCACAGATTGCCGCCTCCAAAGCGCGTCTTGAAAAGGGCAGGTTAAAAAGATTGGAGATGTTAGGAGATGATGCGCATGTGACAGAGGAAAGGAACAATGAAATATGAACGACAATGCTTTGACTTGTCATGGATGCTATTGGTCTGACAAGTGTTTATGTGATAAAAGATGTGATGATTTTACTCCTATTGAGCAATCGGAAGATATTCCGTATTACGAAAGCATCTTACAAGAAAATCAACATGCTTATTTTTCGGAGTGTGTGAATGACATATACTAACAATTCAAATGTTAGTGTGTAATTATTATGATAGCATGGCGCGGACGGGCAAAGCCCGTCCACCCATAAAGGAGAAAAAGATGATTTATTTAGATCATGCAGCGACAACGAGCGTTCGACCGCCTGTGCGTGAAGCTCTGGACTATTGGTATGGTGTTGGGAAATGCGGAAATCCAAGTTCTCTTCATTCTGCTGGCCGGCAAGCACATCAAGCCATTTATCAAGCTCGTTATGATGTGTCTAAGCTAATTGGCGCGGATAGCCCAGATGAGATTATTTTTACTTCTGGCGGATCTGAGTCGGATAATCTGGCGCTTATCGGAATGGCATCTGCTCTAAATGCAACGAACCATAATGTAATGCTTGTTAGTAAAATTGAGCATCATGCCATTTTGAACCAGCGCAATTTACTGACGCGCCTTGGAATAGTTGTAAAGCCGCTTTCTGTTGATACATATGGACAGGTTGATTTATTTGAGCTTGAAAAATATCTCAAAGAAGACAATGTGGGTCTTGTGTCTGTCATGTGGGTGAATAACGAGATTGGTGTTATTCAGGATGTAAAAAGCATTGCAGATCTTTGTAATTATTATGGCGCGGTATTTCATACGGATGCAGTGCAGGCAGTTGGTCATATTGATGTCAATGTGAATTCTTGCGGCGTTGATATGCTGTCTATTAGTGGGCATAAGTTCGGTGCGCCAATTGGTGTTGGAGCTTTGTATGTTCGCGGTGGCCTTAAAAAGCATATTGAACCGATTATATATGGTGGTGGGCAAGAATTTGGTGTGAGAGCTGGCACAGAGAATGTAGCGGGTATTGTGGCGCTTGGTACTGCAGCAAAGTTTTCAACGCCAAACGAATTTTCTCGTGACGCATTAGTGCTACGGGAAGCATTTTTGAAAGAACTGTACTCTGTATGCGATGAGGGAATTAGAATCAATGAGCATTATGAGAAATCGTATCAGCTAAGCAGTATTTTGAGTATCACCATAAATGATGTTGAATCTGAGGCTATTCTTCATCTGATGAATTCGGACGGTGTATGTATTTCTGCTGCTTCTGCTTGCTCTGCTGGCAGTTTAGAGCCGAGTCATGTTTTGAGAGCTATTGGTCGGAATTATACGCAGGCAAAATCTACAATTAGAGTTTCGTTTGGATGGAATACGACGGTCGAAGAAGTAACTCGCGCTGCCGAATTGCTCGGAAAGAATATCATTAGAATTAGAAAGATGTACAGATCATAGGAGAAAATATGAACGAGTTTAATAAGACAGAGTTATTAGAAAAAACAACTGAGTATATGAATTACATTGCTCAGCACAAGGAAAATATTAAGAAGGCATGGCTGGAATTGCGTGATGCCTTAAATGGAATTGATTTATTCCAACGCCCTAAAATTCTTGATGAGATGGAATGGCGTATCCGCAATCACGATGATAGTAAGATGTCTGAGGAAGAATTTTTGCCATATCGTCAGCATTTTTATCCTGTTGCTGGCGAAGTGATTGATGACGCTGCTTTTGAACGGGCATGGGAGCGCCACTATCATATCAACGACCATCACTGGCAGTATTGGATTGACAGTAATGGAGACTTCATGTCCTATTATGATGTTGATACAAAAATCTGTGCGTATTTGGAAATGATTTGTGATTGGCAGGCCATGGGGTATGTTAAGGGCGATTCTGCTCCTGAGTATTACCGAAATCACAAGGATGAAATTAAGATTGATCCGAATTGGGTGTCTCTTGTAGAAGAGATTCTTGATTTGCTTGATAGCTATATCGCGGCAAGAGGTTGATATGAACAGATCACAAACAAGAAAGTTTAGGAGTCTGGCAAAGAAGAAGGGTATTTCTCATAGTTTGGCAGAGATGTACATTTCTATGCGGAATCGCGGTTCTGCTCCGCAGGATTTGCGTGAGGGTGATTTGGTTCGATTGAATATTGAACAGATCATGAAACATCCGGATTATTTGCGTTTGTCTAAGCGCTATCGTGATTTTGTAGAGACTCATGCAGGAGACATCTTTACTGTGCAGTATGATAGATCTGCTTCGGTTCAAAAGCTGAACTCAGTTGTTGCCTTGAAAGAAGATCCAGATGGCTGGCTTTTCTGGACTGGCGATTTACAAAGGGTTAATGAATAACGGCAAGGAGTGATTAGCCATTAGTCTTGATCGGCAAATTCATATTTATAGTTTTGATACGAGTGCATTTTATACTGATGAAGAAAAGGCGCTTGAGGTGGAGATCAATAAGCATTGTTCTTCAAAATCGAAATTAAAATCAGAGCGAGAAATTATTGAGCAGCTATGTGCTGGAGAAATAGCCAGGGAGAAAGCTGAGTCTCAGTTTCGTAAATTGTATGGCATGGGAAAGTCAGATCCGATTCCTGTTGCGATGGATAATTCCCGTGTAAAACAGATTGCGAAAGAAATTCGTGGTACAAACCAAATGATTAAGATTAAGAAGTCTGAGCTTGTATCGCTTCTTCAAGCACACCGTTCGCAGCGCGAGTTACGAACTGAATATGTGGTTGATAAGAATGTGATTTCTGTTTTTGAGTCGATGCTTACAAGAACACTCGGCATGGAAACAGGAAAACTGTATGACGATTTCATGGTTATTCGCACATATTATTTTGATGTAATTGAAGATCTCATCCTAAACGGATATACCTTTAACGGAGAGCGTTATATTTGTTTTACGGCATCTGCTGGGCAGATCAGAACAAAGAAAACAGTTTTCATTAAGGAAAGAGTTTGGGAGAAGTATCAAAAAACCATTATGTGTGGACTGAGCGTTCAAAAAATCAACGAGCTTGGCGGAATCAATATCAATAAGTACCTGGCGTATCTTGCACTGTGTAATAGCGCAACTGATTTGTGGGAAGATTTCGATATCAGAAAGACCATCGTTGTGGATGATATGGAAACAATGGTTCGTGGAACTGTTGATTTTATTGATCACAAAACATACAGTGTAGAGCGTAGGGACATGGAAATTCCGATTACACATACGGATGGTTGTGGAATGGTTCTTCCCTCTTGTAATGCAAAGAATACTATGGTTCGTCTTCCTTGGGTAAAAGGGCTTCTTGCCGTATTCCCGTTTGATAAGTTTATTTCGGAAGCAAACGAACGCGATCCGTCTGTAAATCATGGTTTGGTAACAGATATCTATGGGTTTGAACATGATGTAATCGCGGAGGATATTCAGGTCATTTTTACGAAAAGTCAATTTAAGATGTACAAGTATTACACGAATTGGCAGGAATACATTGATTTGTTTTTGGCGAATGGCTGCACTGTCGGTAAGTGTAATGAGGAAGAGGATTTTATCCCTGACGCAAAGCTTAACTACCAAATGCTTCAGACTCTTACGGATTTGAGTCCCGATGAACTTGAACAGCTCGCGGGAAAGACGATTGACAAAATTGCTAAAATTGCATCGGATAAGAATACCATGCTTGATGTGTTCGGAGCTTCTACACAGTATCGTAATAAGAATGCTTTTCAGGAGTGTCTTAGTATCTATCCGGAATTACTTTCCGATCCGTACACAAAAGAGATGCTACGGCAAATCAAGAAGAATCTTGTTACTGAGGCGAGAGCGGCAAAGATTGATTTAAGCGCAAAGTATATGTTCTTGATTCCGGATCTCTATGCTTTTTGTGAATGGCTGTTTCTTGGAAATCGCAGTCCTGTTGGTCTGCTTGCAGATGGAGAGGTATCTTGTTACCTTTATCGCACGGTAAGTAAATTGGACTGTCTACGCTCACCGCACCTATATCGTGAACATGCTATTCGTAAAAATGTTGTTACCAGCGCAACGAAAAAGTGGTTTTCTCAAAATGCTATCTATACGAGCTGCCATGACTTAATTTCAAAGATCCTGCAATTTGATTGCGATGGAGATAAAAGTCTTGTATGCGCAGATTCCTTACTCGTGGCTATTGCTGAGCGCAATATGGAAGGGGTTGTTCCTTTATATTACGAAATGGCAAAAGCCGGCGCTGTTACGATTACACCAGAGGAAATCTTCAAAGGGCTTCGCGCCGCATGGACTGGCGGTAATATCGGTGTTATTAGTAATGATATTACGAAGATTTGGAACGGTGCGGATGTTGATATAGAAGCAATTAAAATCCTTTGTATGGAGAACAACTTTTGTATCGACTATGCCAAGACATTGTATAAGCCAACTCGACCAGATGAAATCAATGCTCGTCTTGCGAGAATTACAAGCATGAAAGCACCGCATTTTTTTATCCACGCTAAAAAGAAAACAAAATCTCAGGTTCAGCGAACGAACAATAGTGTTGTAAACCAGCTTGAACATATCGTCCCTAATAAGCGGATGTCTTTTGCCGCGAAGAATATTGGTGTCTTCAGATATCAGTATATGCTTAGTAATCCGATGAAACAGATTGAACTTTTATTACCTGTGACGGATTTGTATAATGATGTGGAAAAACAGTATCGTTATTCAATTAGCTTTTATGACGATGACTCGAACTTTGCGTATATTCGGGATAATATCTTGAAGCAATTCGATGAGCTTGGCCTTGAGCGTTTGGATGTTTGCGACATTCTTGTGAAATATCTATTTCATAGCAAGAATAGTCGTAGGAAAAATGTTTTTTGGATGTGCTTTGGCGATATCGTTCTGGAGAATCTCAAGCGAAATATTCCAGATGGCTCTATTCAGTGCAAAAAATGCGGAGAGCGTTTCGTTCCGCTTTCCCCGCAGCAGAAAGTGTGTACGAATTGCTCTGGATATCATCCACTCGGCAAAAAGAAATTGCGGTGTATTGATTGCGGAAAAGAGTTTGAGGTAGACGGCATCGTGAAGAACAAGAAACGCTGCAATGACTGTCAGGCTATCCATATTCGCAATTATGAGCGTGAGAAGAAACGACGTCAGCGGAGCGTCGCATGATGTTGTTAGGAATTAGCTAAACAGCACAAAATGTCCCCATGTTTTATTTTGAAGTCTGATAAAACGAAACACCCGTTGTTCAACGGAGTATTTGCCTATCAAATATGCCAAATAATGCTTGGCAAATATAACGAAATACCAGTTGTTCAACGGAGTATTTGCAACCAAAAAGAAAAAGACCTTTAAGGGAAGAAAACCGTATTTACTAATCTATTCGGGATTCTCCTGTCTATGGCTGCGGTGCGATATCCGCAGCCCAGACATCTTTTTTGAAAAGGAATGAAGACTTTATATGATTCCAGTAACTAAGGAAGAAGCGCGTATTCTCAGAGAATTGTATCCTGAGTACAAGGTAACGCGAACAATGATGCAGGATTCAAAGCGGCATCATTACTACGCAACAGAGAGTGAAGGAAACATGAGGGCGATTGCGAGTACAAACCATCTCGCCGCCGAAATTGTTGCACGGATTGATCGAGAGCGTGAGATTCGTCGCAAGCGAATCATTCAGCAGCGAGGAAAGCATAATGTCAATGGTGGTTAAAAGCGAAAGCTTTGAAAATGCCATAATTGACACCAGTGATATGACAATCACAGAATATGATACTGATTCCGTAAGAACATACAGCCTCTTAGAGCTGTTAAAACGCTGGGACGGCGTTGTTGGCGTTACTCTGACAATTCGCCGCAGTATTCAGTTGCCGCCCGATGATGGGAGGGATGAATATTGAATCCAAAATATAAACAGCTTGAAAATGAAGACAATTATGAGTATGGCCTACGGCTGATTGAGATTAAGGTTGAGCAGAACCCTTCTGACTTAGAATGGTCAGATATTGTTGATCTGCTTGGGCTTGATGTCCATTACGATAGTCTTCGTAAAGCCGCGAATGTAACACCGTATTCTGGCTATCATGTGATGAAATACTTCAAGCAGAAGGCAACGCAGGATCTCGGAAGTGCATATCTTGATGAGATTGAGCAGAAGATGCTTGAATTTAAGAAAGAACGCCAACGGTTTTTTGATCAGAGAAACGCTCTTAATAAAGTTGTGCGCGACTTGGCTCGCAAGGATGAAAACTCTGATATTTTTGAGAGGGCAATTACTTCTGGCGTAATTCCACGGTTGGATTATGTGCCATGTGTAATTGAACCAAGCGGAAACGATTTGCTTGTGAGCTTAAATGATTTGCATTTTGGAGCGTGTGTAGACAATTATTGGAATTACTATAATTCTGATGTTTGCGTGCAGCTTCTTAATGAATATCTGGATCGCATCTTTGAAATTGCCGCTTTGCATGGAGCGGAGAATTGCTATGTATGGGCAAACGGAGACTTGATTAGCGGAAATATCCATAAGTCTATTGCCGTGTCGAACAGAGAAAATGTCATTCAACAGGTCGTTGGAGTATCTGAACTTCTTGCGGAGTTTTTGTCTACATTAAGCCATCACTTTAAGAATGTTTACTTTTCTTCTGTTGCTGGAAATCATTCTCGGCTTGAAGAGAAAGATGTTGCTTCAATCCATGAGCGTCTTGACGATTTAGTTGAGTGGTATTTGAAAGCTCGTTTACAAGCTTTCGAGAATGTATCGTTTGATCATTATAGAAAGATCGACGATACGATGTATCTGCTTGATATTCGCGGCAAGACTTATCTTGGTGTGCATGGCGATTATGATGGATCTGCTGGGAAAGTTCAATCGCTTCAGACAATGGCAAAAGAGCCGGTGTACGCTATTCTTTCAGGTCATTTACATCACAATAAGACTGATAGTGTTCAAGGCGTGAAAACGATTATGGCCGGCAGCTTTCTTGGTATGGATGACTACTGCGTTGGAAAGCGCATTTACGGAGCGCAGCAGCAGTTAGTTTGTGTCTGTGATTATAATGGTGTCAAAGCATTTTACGATATTGACTTTGATACGACTCGTTATCGCCCACAAGGGAGCGATAAATTAGCATGAATATCAATAAAGCAGATTTAGTAAATACGCTTGCTCAGAATAATAAGGCGTATAAGAAGTACATGGTCAAGGATATCGTTGACGATATTTTTGATGAAATTGCGAATGCTCTTAGAAATGGAGATCGCGTTTCGATTTATGGGTTTGGAACATTTGATGTGAAAAAGTACAAGTCACATCCTGCTCTTCATCCGGTAACGAAAGAAAGCATTGTTGTTCCAGAGTTCCAGAATGTCGTATTTAAGTCCGGAGCAGAACTTTTAAGAAGTATTCGAGAGTAACTATGGGACGGGGCTTTTGCCCCTCCCTATTTGGCTGAGTGGAGAAGCTGGTTTTCTTGCCGCTCCCATAAAGCGGAGACGCTGGTTCAAGCCCAGCCTCAGCCACCAAAAAATCTGAAATTATTTTGCTAATTCCTATTGACAACTATGTGCCCATGTGCTATACTCAATAATGTCAAGAGGACATAGCTAAACAATATGCTGGCGTGGCACAATTGGTAGCGCAGGTGATTTGTAATCATCAGGTTGCGGGTTCAAGTCCTGTCGCCAGCTCCATGATCTTTGAAAATTCAATATTTGAATCATGCTTATGATTAACTCGGTGAATAAAGTGTGTCAGCACTCCGAGACGCACAGTAGTTCCCGCTGGATTTACGAGGGATACCTTTTATTGTCCAGGCGGCAGTAATGCAGCGATGTATTGCTGGAAGGCAGAAACCGCCAACGAAAATGTGTGTTGCCAAGAGTTATCGCTACAAAAAGCACGGAACTTTCGGGCGCAGCAATAGACGCTCCTGTGGAGAATAATCCTCAAGGATGCTGGTGTGGCAACCAGTACAACCGGAGGAAATGCCAACAATGCGCTCCTGTCTTGATGTCGAAGAAACTCGACTATAACGAAAGTCGCCGGTTAAAGTAGCCGTAGGACAGTTTTGGTGTTTGATCTTTAATACGATATGATGAAAAAGAAATTGTATGAAACTATCAAATTTTCTGAACGAACGGTGAAATTTGCGGGTAAACAATCCCGCGCAGGAATTGGCCTAATACAGTTCGCTGTGTAAGGCTGGGGTAAGAAGTTAAAGGTCGCTCCTTGAAGCTCAGACTTATCTCCCTGGTGGCTGAACATTGTGAGAAGGTAATGGAGGTAGAGCGAAGGCTCAATGATAGGTATGATTCAAGTATTGAATTTTCTTTCTAAGGAATTAGCAAAATAATTTTTACGGGGTGTGTTTTATGCAGTTCAAAATTGCAACAAAGGATCTTAGCAAGTTTTCGGCAATGAATATCGTTTGCGATGGCGATGCAGTAACTCTTAGTTTCGATGATAGTTCGACGAGTGAGCATATTGTTGAGACCGTTTGTAAAGCGCCGCTTGCGATGCCTTTGAAAGATTTGAACCATCTTTCTTGGGACGAAATCAATCAGATCGGATTGTCTGGTAAGGCGCGTGATGTGTTTGCACTTGGCGCACAGAAGAAAGACCACATGAAGAATGGGTTCGTTGCTGTATGGCAGATTATTGGATTTAATCATGATGATCTTGCAGATGGGACTGGCAAAGCACCTCTTTCTTGGGATATGATTAGAGTTTATAACGAGGACTGGTCGTGGAACGACGAAAGTACGAATCGCGGCGGATATGAAGCTTCTGTTGTAAGACGCAGGCTGGATACGGAGTTCTTCTCGCTTTGTTCCGATGAATTGCAGGCAATTATTAAGCCGGTTATTAAACTTACAAGCGCTGGCGATTGCAGCAAGGAAATTATTAAGAGCATTTGTAAGGTTTGGCTCAAGAGTGAGAAAGAACTGTACGGTCGCTGTTTTTATTCGATGCCTGGCGAGGGACATTGGTACGAATACTATCAGCAGGAGGATGTTCCTTACTATAAGGAAGATGATGACGGGAATCGTCGCTGTAACCTGTTGCGTTCTCCGTACTACAACTACGGCGCCGGCTTCTGCCGTGTGAACTCGGACGGCAACGCGAACACCAGCGGCGCCAGGTTTTCCTTTGGCCTCGCCCCCGCTTTCAGCTCCTAATCTCAAATCAAATAAAATCCGTCCTCGAAAGAGGACGGTTACATGGGGACATAGCTCAGCTGGGAGAGCGCCTGCCTTGCAAGCAGGAGGTCGTGAGTTCGATTCTCATTGTTTCCACCAGATCGTGCCATGTTGGTTATGTTGGCGTTTGTGCGGTTCAGCTCATTACTTGACTGCTATTCCAGCTAAAAACCTATCGGCTGCAGACGAGGTTCTACGGACGCATGGCTTTATCTCGGAGTATAGCTCAGTAGGTAGAGCGCACGACTGATAATCGTGAGGTCGAAAGTTCGACTCTTTCTACTCCGACCACAAAATTAAATATGGGGCAGTAATGGGTTCGACGGGGTTTTGATAGGACGAAATACGCAGGCATGGAGACCGCCTAAGGCTCAAACAAAAATGAAATGACAATGATTCTATTGTGGTTATGATTCATCCCGCTCTGTATGCTGTTATGGAGGGTATTGCTGCTTAATTGCAGTTGATGGATGCCTAAACGATGCACTTTTAGTCTGGGTGAGCATCTGCGGTAATAAAGAATCAGGCTGACATTGCAGTTTTCCTTATTACTGTGAAAAGAAATAAGGTGGTGGAGGTCGCAAGACTGGTGCGGCTCTGAGTTGGTTGATAGCACCAAGCAGCTCGTCTTATGACAAAATGCAAATTGCTATCTATTGCGTAAGAATGTTTTGTTCATGTAGGAATTTCGGACAGGGGTTCAATTCCCCTCTGCTCCACGGCATCAGGAGAGAAGCCTGCTCGTGGCGATGCTGCTTTTACTGATTCTCTCAAAAGTAAATCTGGGTATAGCTCAGTAGGTAGAGCGCGTGATTTGGGATCACGAGGCCGCTGGTTCGAGACCAGCTACTCAGACCATAAAAAGGCACACACAGCAACTTTGGAGGATTTTCTTGCGGATAATAGAAAGTACATAAGTGCCTTGCCGTTGTTAGAGACGCTTACAGCAACTTCAAATTTCTATACATAAAAGATGAGCTGGATTTTATCTATCAAGTGTAAATGATGTTGCGTCTCGTTGAAAATATTGGTTCGTAGCTCAATGGTAGAGCATCCGACTGTTAATCGGAGGGTTGTAGGTTCGAGTCCTATCGTTCCAGCCATATTGGTGTCACAACGTCACTGCGACTTAATGACTGTCTGAATGGATGACAGCGCCAATTTTATTTAGCGGAGTGTAGCAGAGGTAGCTTACCAGCCTCATAAGCTGGTGGTCGTTGGTTCAAATCCAACCTCCGCCCCCATGCCCGTCCACATAAGAGGTGGTTACTCTATAAACCGTAGTGGGAATGAAACCGTCATGTCTGGCAGTGATGACTTTTTTGCAAGGTTTTAGAGTAAAACCTTGCTGCGACTCAACAGCATAGAGTTGGAGGCAAGGCCAATGCCTTGAATTGGCCTATTTGTCCGGTTAGCTCAGCAGGTTAGAGCATCTGCCTTCCAAGCAGACTGTGCGGGTTCAAATCCCGCTATCCACTCCACTCCGAACATTTGTGACTTCTCTACTTGACAAATTGGTTTGGAGAAATGCTGTGATCGCAGGCATTCAATAATCGTCGAGCCTTTTGAGAGTTGGTAATCTCACGGTAGTCCACAGCCCGTCAGTGAATGTAGAGCCGAGTGGAATATAACCTGTCGTATGGGATGGTCGCATCTCTTGTTATATGGCGACGGCTATATAATTGCGATGGGAAATATGCGGGTATGGCGGAACTGGCAGACGCGCCAGATTTAGGATCTGGTGGGCAACCGTGCAGGTTCGATTCCTGTTGCCCGTACCACGAAGAGCGCATACAGCAACCTTATTTATGGAATCAACTTTTAACTGATCAGCCAAACAAGGCGCTCTGCAATTAAAATATGCTGGCGTGGTGGAATCGGCAGACGCGACGGACTCAAAATCCGTTGGTAGAGATACCGTGTGGGTTCAAGTCCCACCGCCAGCACCATATGCGCCAGTAGCTCAATCGGATAGAGCAAAAGATTTCTAATCTTTAGGCTACGGGTTCAAGTCCTGTCTGGCGTACCAAATCAATATTGGGGTATAGCCAAGTGGTTAAGGCACGGGACTTTGACTCTCGTATCGTTGGTTCAAGTCCAACTACCCCAGCCATTTATATGCTCCCATCTTCTAATCGGTATAGGAAGCCGGCCTCTCAAGTCGGCAATACGAGTTCGAGTCTCGTTGGGAGTACCATCAGAAATACTATGCTTTTATATGGTGCGTTGGACGAATTGGTAGAGTCACCGCCCTTTCACGGCGGAATTTAAGGGTTCAAATCCCTTACGCATCACCAACATGAAAGAGGTGTAAATTATGCCGCGAAAAGCAAGTTCATTATCGGTTGATAAAGAACGGAAGGTTGTAAAGAAAATTCCTGCATCAGATTGTGGAACTGGCGTTTTATGCAAAACCAGATCTGGAAAGGAATATCGTATTTCTCAGAATCCAGAAAAACACAAGCACACATTATGGCGCATTGTCGATAGCGGTTTTGAGAAGATTGCAACTGCTGATAGTCCATATGACTTATACCCTCTTGTAGACTGGGATAAATAAAATGGCGTATTAGTTCAGAAGAGTAGAACGCTGGCCTGTCACGCCAGAGGTCACGGGTTCAAGTCCCGTATACGTCGCCATATTTATGAGGTTGGTGTAAATGGTAGCACTGCGGTCTCCAAAACCGTAAATAAGGGTTCGACTCCTTTACCTCATGCCAAAAAAGACACTTACAGCGATTTGTTTAATGAAACATCCTATTACAACCTCCATTGTATCACCACCCCTTTCCTTTCCCTTACAAGTGTCTTGTTTTATACTGGCGTAGCTCAGAGGAAGAGCAGATGACTCTTAATCATAAGGTCGTGGGTTCAATCCCCACCGCCAGTACCAAAAATGTATAAAGGTCGTGATGGTATCAGTTGTGTAATTATGAGCTGCAAAGAACTTGCTGCAAAAGAAAAGAGTGCTATCAAACAGTGCGTTGCACTGCTAAATAAAGTTCCGAAACTTGCTGTTATTGTTGTTGGAGATAATATGGCTTCTCAATCGTATGTTCGCGGGAAAAAGCGTGATTGCGAAGAGTGTGGAATTGAATGTGAAATTTTGCATTTTAATGAAGCGATTGAGACAAGTGATATTTGTGATATTATTCAGCGTTTGAATTTTCGTGACGATGTAGACGGCATTCTTGTTCAACTACCATTGCCAGAACATATTGATAAGTCCACCGTCATTGAACAGATTGATCCGTGTAAGGATGTTGATGGTTTTTGTTCTGAAAACATGGGGAAATTATTTATCAATTCTCCTATGTTTGTTCCGTGTACCTCTCTTGGAATCATGGATATGCTAAACCATTTCAACATTGATATAGATGGTAAGCGATGTGCAGTAATTGGACGCAGTGATATTGTGAGCAAGCCAATTTGTTTGCTGCTCACAAATGCTGGCGGGACGGTAACTCTTTGCCATTCGCATACAAATAATCTGGTCGATATTACGCGGCAAGCCGATATCATTGTGTGTGCAGTTGGTCGTAGCGGCTTTTTGACTGAAGACATGGTGAAAGACGGGGTTGTTGTCGTTGATGTTGGAATCAATCGGGGTAAAGATGGTAGGTTGTGTGGCGATGTCGATTTTGATAATGTAAGCCAAAAGTGTAGCGCAATTACACCTGTTCCTGGTGGTGATGGTCTTATGACAAGGGTTTCGCTATTGAAGAATACATTGAGCGCTTATTTGTTAAATAAAAATGGTCGCTGATGCGACCTTATATGGGGGAGCGCCAGAGTTGGAGAGCTGGGGCGGACTGTAAATCCGTTGCCTTCGAGCTGAGTTGGTTCAAATCCAACCTCCCTCACCAAAGCGTGTCGTACCACGCTTTATGAGGTACGAGATCATATGATTCCGGCCTGCATATAGGCTGCTTAGGATGGATGGGTATGGCTGTTCCCGTCGAAGTATATATGAAAGCCAGTTATATGGCGGAGTGGTCGAGTCCGGTTTATGGCGCTTGTCTTGAAAACAAGAGGCGGTGATGAGCCGTCCGTGGGTTCAAATCCTACCTCCGTCGCCACATATGACAAAAGCCGCCCATTCGGGCGGCTGGTAGTCATTTCTTTTTTAGGAGTATGTTTATCATATCACACACAACTGCAGCTTCATCATCGGATAGACTGGATATGTCGATAAATCTTTTGTCTTCACGGCAGAGTAGGTAGTCTACTGTCACGCCGAATAGTGTAGCGATCTTTACAAGGACTTCATAGGATGGGAGTCGGATGTCCGTTTCGTATGAGGACACCATTGAGGCTGTTACTCCTATTCTTTTTGCAACCTGCGCCTGAGTTAAATGTTTTTCTTTGCGCAGTTGTTTTAATCTTTGAGAAAATTCAACCATGACGCATAGCCTCCTTTTCTATCAGTTTACACGAAAGAGCATTTCCGATAGAAAGGTTTGCTATACATAATGGTTTTATATGGGACGATAGCTCAGATGGAAGAGCGGCAGGTTGAAGCCCTGCGCGTCGAAGGTTCGATTCCTTCTTGTCCCACCAAAGCCAGAAATGGCAGTTTGCTCTTCATGAGTTTCTATTGGGAACGTATGCCCTCCGTGAAAAGCGGACGGACTGGCAGACTGAAAGCACTGCTACTCTAATGGGAGTTACCAACTGAGTTAAAATAAGTGGGGAAACCGTGCAAACCGGAACTGAATAAGCGCCAGTAACTCAGTAGGTAGAGTAGTCGCCTTTTAAGCGACAAGTCAAGGGTTCAAATCCCTTCTGGCGCACCAAATGAACTCAGAGTATTTTGCTCTGAGTTTTTGTTTTATGGAAAGGAGGTTGAGACATGGCTGGAGAAGTAAAAAGAACTACCCGTACAAAAAAGTCTGCGTCTGCTGAGAAAGCATATTTGAACGATGACGGTTATCCGTTTCATTGTACTTCTTGTGGCAAGGGATTCATGAGACAAAAAGATAATTTCAATGTGTCTCCATCTCCGTATTATGCAAGAAATAATGGTTATTTGCCTATTTGTAAGCGCTGCTTAGAAAAGTCATTTGATTACTATACAGATGATGTTTTTAATGGCGATCAGGATAAGGCGATGGATTTTTTGTGCGCTACTATCAACACATGTTTTGATGAAACGGCTTGGACAAATGCAAAAAAGAGTCCACCAAACAAAAGTCGTGTCAGCGCTTATTTTTCAAAACTGAATCTTGCACAGACGAAAGGTGCGTCATATGCAGATACTATTTTGCTACGAAGAGCTAACAAGGTTGAAAATGCAACTTCTGTGCAGCAAGTAAAAGACAATCCTAAAATCGAAGTACCTATTGAAACAATTCGTTTATTCGGTCTTGGTTTTAGCGAGCAAGACTATGAGGTTTTGAAGTTTGAATATGATGATTGGGTAAGCAAATATGGCGAACCTGAGGATAAGCGTCAAGACGAGCTATATAAGAGCATCTGCTATTTGAAGTTACAGCTCCAGAAGTCCGTTCAGAATGGTGATGCTGGTATTGGTGCGTTGGCTAAAACTTATAAAGAGTATATCAACGCTGCAACTACCGAGCTGGAGGATCGTAAACAGAAAAAGGAAGATTCTGTGAAATTAGATCCTCTTGGTGTTTGGATCAGCGATATTGAGAAATATACGCCGGCTGAATACTACAAAGACAAAGATCTTTACAGAGATGCGGATGGTATTGGCGGATATGCAAGTCGTTTTATTTTCCGCCCGTTAAAGAACTTGCTTACTGGTTCAAAGGAGCTTGATAAAGAATTCAATCTCTCCAAGGAGGATTGAGTATGGATAATATCAAGCGAATGGATGAACGGCAAGCTGCTCTACATGAGCATTTCCCATCAACGCATTATTTACATAAGCAGGAAAATGTTATGCGACTTATGGAGTGGATTACATTCTATCGTCGTAACCCATCGAGATTTGTAGAGCATTATTTTGGAATCGTTCTTCATCTATACCAGCATATCATCTTGTATTTGATGGAGTTCGTTCCGAGCTTTTGTATTGTTGCTGCGCGATCTGCGGCAAAATCATTTCTAATTGCTATCTTTGCTTGTAAAGAGGCTATCTTGCGACCTGGGGCGAAAATTGTTGTTGCGTCGGCAACTAAAAAGCAAGCTCGCCTTATTGTGTCTGAGAAGATCAAAAAGGAGCTTATGCCAAAATCGCCATTGTTGGCTGCTGAGATTGATAGCTTCAAAGATAACCAAAACGAAATCGAAGTGATTTTCAAGAATGGCAGTTCCATCGTTGTTGTTGCCGCAAATGAAAATGCTCGTGGTTATCGTGCAACGGTAATGATTTACGAAGAATTCCGTATGATCGTCAAAAATATCATTGATAGCGTTCTTTCACCGTTCCTATATATCCGTCAGGCCGATTACTTGAAGCTTCCAGAGTATTCTTCTATGGTCGAAGAGCCGAAAGAAGTTTATATTTCTTCCGCGTGGTATCAAAGCCATTGGATGTGGAAGCTCATCCAGACTCTTACTAAGGATATGTTTACAGATGGTTCTTCGTGTGTAATTGCAATGGATTATAGTATTGCTTTGAAGCACAATATCAAAACGAGAAACTTCTTGATCAAAGAGCGGAAAAAGCTCGATCCGATTTCTTGGGCGATTGAGTATGAAAACCAGATGATTGCGGAAAATGCAAAATCTTTCTTCAATTATGAGCAGCTCAATCGCAACCGTAGATTGAAGAGAGCTTTCTATCCAAGAAGAAACGACGAAGCGCTTTTGAAGCAGAAGAACAAGTACGATATCCCAAAGCAAGTTGGCGAAATTCGCATTTTGTCTTGCGATATCGCTATGGAGGGCGGTAACGCCACAGATAATTCTATTTACTCTTGCATTCGTCTACTTCCAGAGAGCCAAGAGTATAAAGTTATGGATACTCAGGGAGAACACATCGAAGTAAAGCGTGGATATAGACGTCAAGTCAGTTATATGGAGGCTGTTCACGGTGGCGAAACAACCAAGCAGGCCATTCGTATTAAGCAGCTATATACTGATTTCAATGCGGATTATTGTGTTTTGGACGGTCGTAATGCAGGTATCTCCGTTTATGATATGCTTGCTAAGGTTCTATATGACGAAGAGCGCAATATGGAGTATAAGCCTTGGAAATGTATGAATGATGAGAAAGTTGCTAATCGTATTCAGATCGCTGGAGCAGAAGAAAATGTTTACATTATCAAAGCACAGCTTGAGACGAATAGCAATATTGCGGAGTCGATGAGAAATGCTCTGAATTCCGGAATGATTGATTTATTGATTAGTAATACTGAGGCGGTTGATGAAATTGCAAACTTTATTCCTGAGTATGCTACTGCCGATGTGGATACGCAGCTTTTCTTTGAGCGTCCATATCTTGAAACAGTTGCCCTTATCAACGAAATGATTGATCTGGAATATGAGCGTGGAGAACAGACAGGGCTTATTAAGATTGTAAACAACAACAACCGTAAAGACCGCTATACTTCGGTCTCTTACGGTAATTATTTTGCTCAAATGCTTGAACACGACATGTTGTCAGATAGTTCGGAGTATGAGTATGTACCATTATTTAACTGAAGGAGGTGAGAAGATTGCCAAATAGTAAAAGACGCTTTCCGTTTTTCTGGAAAACAAATGAAGTCTACGAGGAAAATTCAGCGCCGCAAGATCCGACATATGAGTTTAACACGAATTTAGAAACTGCTTATATTCGGATGCTTCAAAGCTCTGGTCGTATGCCATATACGATTCAAGAAATTAGATCGTTTATTAGAAACCCGATGGCGAATATTGAAGCTATCAGAAATTTAGCGCATTGGGCTTATTATTCTAATGGCGTTGTTGCAAGTGGAATTGATTATATGCGGACGATGCACACGCTTGATGGGGTTATTGTCAGCAGATCAAAACGAGCTGACGGGAAAAGACCGCGCAATTATCGTATGAACAAGCAAAAAATGGAGGCAACTCTTCACACCATTCGATATAAGCAAGTAATTCGTGATGCGATTTTTAAGAATGCAAACGATGGTATGTATGTAGCTTATTTTGAGACCAATTATGCTACGCCAGACTATCGAACAGCTTTAACGGATTATGAGATTCAAAATATCACAGAGATCAATGCGATTGGTATGAACGCAATGGTTATTCCACTCCCTATTGATTATGTGAGAATTATTGGTCGCAGAAACAATAGCTATCAGGTAGCTTTTGATCTGCGGTATTTTTCTAAACTAAGTGAAGATGTCAGGAAAAGAAAACTTGCTGGATTCCCGAAAGAAATTCAAGAGGGGTATCTTGCATATGAGAATCAGACAATAGATGCTCCGTGGCTGCGACTCAATAACAACAAAACGATTGTGACCAAAATCAAGAGTGAAATTACAGATCCGTTCGGCATTCCATTTGCGATTGCCGCTTTGGATGATGTGAGTTATGCGCAGTATTTTGTAGATACCAAAAGAAATGTTTTGGATTCAGTCAACAATCAGATTGTGTACGAGACTTTCCCTGAGGGAAAGGAAAAAGGTACATCCGCTCTAAGTGAAAAGCAGCAAAAACAACAACACGATCTTGTGAAGAATGCGCTTGCCAGCAAGAGTAGAAATTCAAGTGGTACATCTTTCTTCTCTCTTGCAGCCGGCACAAAGCTGGATAGTATCTCTCTCGATGTTTCTCTGTTGGACGAGAAGAATGAGAACTCCATCATTGATTCTGTAAACAAGGATCTTGGTATTAGCGCGAGTGCGTTAGATGGAAGTAGCACGGGTAACTATTCTACGGCAAATCTGAATTTGGAGCTTGTTTCTGCCAATGTGTATTCATGGATTGAGGACATTGTTGACGAGCTGAATAAGTGCATCAATCAGAACATCATCAGCGATGCGAGTTGTCGCGTTGAGCTATATATCCTTCCAATTACGATGGTGAACAAGAACAATATGGTTGGATATATGGAATCGCTATATGCTCGTGGTAAGGGTAGTCTATACGCATGGATTGCGGCGACAGGCTTTAATCCCGATAATTACATTGCGCTTATGGATCATGAGTTGGAAGAAGACTTTGAGAACAGATATCCAGTACATAAGACTTCTTATACCGAAAGTGACAGCGACGGCGGTCGTCCGACTGATTCTGACAGTACAGATCCAACGGCTGTTCAACAGCGAACTAATGATGGTAATAATACCCCAAAACCATCAACTTGATTAGGAGGTGAGGAAAATGAACGAAGACCGTTTTATGGGGCGTATTTTTGAGCTTTCTAATGAACGGCAAATTACTGGTCGTAGAAAGATCAAAATTGTGCTACACGAGATTTTCCCATCTCATGATGTATGGCAGGAGAATGGAATTTCTTGGGACGAGGAATACACAGCACAGAATATCGAATCTGTCACAAATATGTCTATCTGTGTTGAATTCCTAAGCGAAGAGCGCCGTCTTCCGTATGGTCATGGCTTGACCGATATTAAGGATAACATGCCATATATGGAAGATGCAACTGTGGTAGGCCATTGCGAGAAAGGCTATGTCACAGATATTGAAATCGACGGCGAAACAAAAAGAGTGCTTGTCGGTGAGGGATATATCGACGAAATGCGGTATCCAAAGTTTGTTGCGTGGTTAGCTGAAAAGCTAAAGAATGGCAGCGTTAAGGGATCTGTTGAAATCGTTGGTCGCCCAGAAAATGATAATCGTATTATTTACGATGGCGGTTGGAAAGAGCATGGCAGAGTTCCCCAGATTTACGATTATAGTGGATATGCCATTCTTGGTATCAGACCGGCAGATGATACCGCAATCGTTGTTGAGTTAAATAATAAATTGGAAAACAGCAAGGAGGAAACACCTATGGACGAAAAGGTAATGGGACAATTCGTCGAGCTTGTGAAGACTTCTGTTACTCAGACAATTACTGAGCTTAATAATAAAGGCGAGCAGTATGAGGGGCAGATTTCCGAGTTGAACGGTCAGTTGGCCGCAAAGGATGCGGAAATCGCTGAGCTGAATGAGAAGCTTGCGACAGCACAGGCGGATTTGGCCGCAAAGGACGAGGCTATGGAAGCACAGACTTCTGAGCTGAATTCTTTGAAAGAGACAAATGCTACTTTGGAGAAAGAGAAGAAAATCGCTGAGCTAAATTCTGCTCTGTCAGAGTTCAGCGCTGAGGAACAGGCTCTTGCGCAGGCTGAGATTGATGCGTTTAAGGCTGATCCTACAACTGTTGAGATCAACAGTATTACCAGTAAGATTTGCGTTGAGATGGTTCGCAAAAACAAGGAGATTCACAACGCTGAATTGAACAATGGCGCACCGGATATCTTTGGAGGGGTTTCTTCTCCTGAGGATAAAGGCGACGTAGATATCTTTGGTTAATAAGGAGGATAATAGAAATGAAGTACAAGACTATTGGTGCATTTAAGAATGTACAGAATGTGCCTTATTGCAAGGCTGCTTCTGATATGAAGGTCGGCATGGGCGTTATTTTGGATCGTGTTGCAAAGACAGCAACTCTTCCCGCATCCGAAGACGATGCAAAGAAGGTCGTATATATCGTTACCAATATCAATGATAAGCCTGAGCTGCATAACAGCCCTGAGACTTATGTTGTAAACGAGGGCGAGTATGTTCGTGCCGATGATCTGAGAACCGTAAATGGTCTTGAAATTGAGTTTGCTGCTTTTGAGATCAATGGTGGCACTACTGGCTTGGCGGCTGAGGATCTGTTGGTGTTTGGTACTGACGGTAAGATCGTTAAGACAACAAGTGCAGATGGCTATGCTGTTTGCTTCAAGGTAATCCGCAAGACTCCATATATGGATGATGGTATTCTTGCTGAGATTGTTGCGCAGTAAGAATAGGTATAGGAGGAAAAACAAATGGATAACATTTTTGAACTAAACACCGTCAACAATGTTAAAGATGAAGTTGGCGCTTCTAAGGTAAAGTCCACCTCTCCGGTGGTTGAGGTCTTCTCTGCATTGGTGCAGGGCAAGAGCCTGTCATCTTTTGATGGTAAGATCGTTGATAAGTCAGTTGAGCATATCAAGGATCTTGCTGGTCGTGCTATTGACGGCGATCACCAGGCTGTTTCTGAGCTGAACGCTATTCAGCGTTTTGCTATCGAGCCTAAGTTGATTGAGGCTATTAAGATCTTCAATTTCATGGGTACATACAAGAGTGTTCCTTACGACACCGTTCCTATGATGAAGACCTATAAGTACGAGAGCATTGATTCTCGTTTCCAGGCTTCAAGCGGTGATGTGCCTTTTGCTACCCACAGCTTCCGCGAGTATCCTATCGGCACTCAGACCATTTCTTCTGGTTATGCCGTAGACTATCGTGAGCTGCAGAGCGGCAATTTTGATGGTACTATTGCCGAGGGTATTTCTCAGGTGCAGACCGACATGCAGAATAAGGCAGTTTACTATGTCATTGCCAAGCTGTATGATGCGCTGAAGAATGCTAAGGGCGTGAAGCACTTTGCTGAGAACAGCGGTGTTACGCAGACTGCTGTTGATGAGATGCTGAAGCAGATGCGTCGTTATGGTCGTGTGAACATTTGCGGCGATTATTCTGTTGTATCTCAGTTCAACGATTTTGCTGGTTATAAGACTTTCGGTGCGAACACCATTCCGTTTGGTGCTGATGCTGTTGCCGAGGAAATCCGCAAGACCGGCCTGTTGAGCTTCTACAATGGTTCTCATATTGTTGAGCTGCCTAACGCTCTGGACTTCACTCGTATGAATGCCGACAAGACTTCTTACGAGCTGTATATGCCACAGGGCTTGCTATTCTTCATTCCTCAGGGCAAGATTGCTCCGTTGCAGATCTTCCGTCGTGGCGGTATGACCACTATGACTGGTGATGATATTGTAACTCGTCAGCACTTGACTCGTTTCGATATGGAAATCGGCGCTGGTGTTGCTGAGGGTATGGAGGATCAGATTGGTCTTCTGTCCGACACTAACTTTGAGGTTCCTTCTCTTTAATTAGGAATTAGTTAGACAATATAACGGAGGGAGGAATATCCTCCCTCCTACTTTATAACAAGGAGCGAAAGTAAATGGAACTAACCGATAAGGTTTTAATTGATAATTTGTGTAGCTGGCCTCTATACTTCCGCCGCCTAAATGGAGTGGGAGATATTCGTATTCCAGCAAATGTAACTGGATTTGCTATGCTGGATGTTGCAGAGGTGCAGATGCAGATTCAGTCTGGAAACAGAATGTTTGTTGGTAATGATCCGGCTCGTCCAGGCGATCATGCTCGTCTATTTATTCAAAACGATGCGCAGCGTAAGGCGTTGTTCGGCTATGCTGATACGACAGACGATGTACTTGTCTTGAATGCGGAGTCTGTGCGGGAGTTGCTGGCTCTTAGAAAGAAGGATGAGTTTAATGCTCGCCTTGCGGCTCTTGTTACCAATGATGCTGAAAAGAAAATGATTGCGCAGATTGCAAAGGAAAATGGCGGAGATGACGTCGCCGCTTGGAAAATGGACGCAATCAACAAGCTTGCTGAGTCAGTCACTCTTTAATTAAGGAGGTTTGGGTATGGAGAAAACTACTTTTGAAGAGATCGAGACCAGCTTTCATTCCATGCCTTTAACTAAGTATATTATCCCAACAGCGTTAGAGCAGGAATGGTTGAAATCTGCGGTTGCAGATTATGAACTTGATTTGAGCTGCGATCTTGAATACGACGAAGAGAATCGCTGTTTTTCTTCTGCATTGGATCGACAGACTGTGCGTGTTCTTGCTCTCATGATGTATGTCAGCTATTTACAAAGAGAGCTTAGTCGTGTAATGGCGCTGAATGGAATTTATACAAAGGATGTTCAGATCACTGGTGCTGACGGAACGAAAAGAGTAACAAAGCAAGAACTTGAATTTGAGATTGGGCGCGTAAAAGAACGATTGCACAAACTGAAACAACACTGTTTTGACTAAGGAGGTGCTTGGATATGCCTATTGAGTGGTATCTAATGAAGCAGCCTACTTATAACAGTGGTTTTGAGGGCGATGAATTTGCGAATTATGCCCAAGATGGGTTTGAGGAAATTTTAGAGTCTGAGCTTGCTGATGATATTGAGATTTTTGAAAAGACTCTCAGTGTTGAGCCAGTAAAGACACGGGCAATCATTCAGGGTGTGACGAGTGATACCTATAACAATAGTGTTATGCGTCAATTTATTTGTCGTATTGGGACACTTCGGGCAGGTCAATATATTAAGGCTCGTGGTCAGTATTGGATGGTTTATTCTCTTCCTGATAATAACAAGATGTATGAAAAGGCGATTGCGTGGCAGTGCAAATACTCTATTTACTTTATTTCGCCCATTACAGGCAAAGCAGTTGAGTACCCTGTTTACGATATCAATAGTACACAGTATGGTTCTGGTGAGACTGCCAAAACACATATGACCATTGGTACTTCGCAGCATCTTGTTTATATCCCATATAATTCTGAGACAATTATGCTTGATAGCGGTTTCCGGTTTCTGATTGATAAAAACCGAGAAGAGCCGACCGCATATCGTCTTGCGCAGGTGGACTCAGGAGGTTATTCGTGCGGTGCTGATGATGGACTGCTGCAGTGGACGATTATTGAAAGTCAGTATGACAAAGATACTGATAACAAAGAACTGATGATTGCCGATTATTATGGCAAGTCGATTTATTCTAAGCCAGAAGATCCAGAGGAAGGATATTCTATCACATTAACTACGGATTCGTCCGGTAACAAGGTTACATTTGGTGAAGATATTCGTGTTGATCTGCACTGTTTCAAGGACGGTGTTCCCATTGATTCTTTCGAGGTCAATGCCAGTCTGACAGATGGTAATGAATACGGTGAGATTAAAGAAGTTGGAGACGGATACATTATTGTTCGTGCGCTAAATAATCGAGATTATATTGGTCAGGAAATTACTCTTGAAGCGAGCAATGATGAGTATGGTGTTAGTGCGTCGATTATTCTAACGATAGGACGGTGGTATTGATGTATTTATCTGAGATACCGAGATATAGAGATGTCGTTATGGAGAGGATTTGTAAGTGCGACGCAATCATTGATTTGATTCGGCCTGAGGATCAGCCAGATATGAAGGCTTCCGACATGGCTTATAAATACATTTTTCCATATGACTACATTGTGGATAAGACCACAGAGGTAGGTACATATCTGTGTTTTGATGTTGCTGCTCCGCGTATTATTGACCGTGCTTTTTCTGATTTCCGTATTTACTTTTGGATTATCTCTCATGAAAGAGCAATGCGGACACCGAAAGGACTTGTGACGGATCTTCTGTCTTGCGAAGTAGATAAGCTTATGAACGGTAGCCGAGAGTTTGGTCTTGGTAGAGTCGAGCTTATGGGATGGGATCGTTTTACACCTGCTGACGATTTTCATGGGCGCTCTCTTACCTATCGCACTGTTGACTTCAATCGGGAGTGATACAAAGTGGATAAGAGAGACTTGAATTTGCAGCTCTGTTCGGATGATCCGATTTTTGTTGGCGGAGTACCTATCTACCCTATTCCAATCAGCGAAATTGCTAAGATTGGGTATATGAGATTTAATGCTGAGGTTCGTTTGCTCTGTTTGAACGAAAGTGATATCAGTGCAATGACCGGAAACGATATTTCTGATATTGGTGTTTTCAAATATCTGGTCGCAAACGCAATGCGAGATCAAGGGCTTATGGATACGATTTTGTTTTGGCTCTCTATTATCACGCATAGCAGAATGAAGTTTTCTTCTCGTAACCTATGTTTTACTTGTGGCGCATTCAACATCACACAAGAAAACTTTGATGAGGTACAAGCTGTTATTAGACTTCGTAATGGCTTACAAGACATTGAAGAAGAGGAAGAAAACCCAGATAACGAAGCTGCTCGCCGCGTATTACAGCGCAGAAAAGAAGAGCGGTTAAAGCGAAAACGCTTGAAAGAGGTCGATGAAGAGTCTGCGATCACGCTTGCTGATTTGGTCAGTATTTTAGCAAGTGGTTTTGGCTTGACGATGGCGGATGTAATGAAATATGACATCTACCAATTTAACGATCAATTCAACCGTCTAAAAATTATGGACGATTATGAAGTCAATGTTCAGGCACTATTGCATGGTGCTAAGAAAGAAAATGTTAATTTGACTCACTGGATCACAAAAATTAAACACGATCCTGAGTAATACGGCAGTCTGGATTATTCCAGGCTGTTTATTTTTTTAAGGAGGTACATACATGTCTAACGCAAAATTTGGCGCGAAGGAAGTCATGGACGTTGTTCTTTATGACATGGAGACAGATAAGCCGGTTATTCAGTTTGATAGTCTAAAGACTTCCAGCATTAGCGTAACCTCAGAAAAGGTTTACGCACGAGGCGGTAAGGGCAATCCGAAGCTGATTACATGGGAGATCAATAAGGAAGCAACTTTGACTATTGAGGACGCTTTGATTTCTCCGAAGTCTATGGAGCTTGTGTCTGGTATCGCTCGTAAGGTCGGTGTTCAGACCATTCGCATGAGACAGACAACCGAGTACGAAAACGGCGAGAATAAGGGTAAGATGTATCCTTTGAAGGCTGATTCTACTGGTAAGATCGCTCTGGCGTTTGCTCCGAATACCGATGTGAGCAAGATCTTGGTTTATCCGTTCGATTCCGATTGTGAAGAGGATGCCCTGTTCGATATGACCGGTGCAACTCTCGACAAGGAGAACAAAACTCTTACCATCGAAGAGGCTAAGGATCAGCGTGTTGTGGTTTACTACGACTACGATAGTGAAGCTACTGCCGAGACCTATGTAATTGATGCTGAACACTTCAGCGGCACTTACAAGCTGGTTGGCGATACCGTACTTCGTAACCAGAAGACTGGTAAGGATGAAGCTTTCCAGGTTACTATTCCAAATCTGAAGTTCACTTCTAATTTGGAGCTTGGTTTTGCTGCTGAGGGTGATCCTTCTACCACTACATTTGAGTGCGAGGTCATGCGCGACACTGATACTGGCGCGATGATTCAGATGGTGAAGTATTAAGGGGTTAATCACTTCGGGAGGGCAAACCGCCCTCCCGTCTTTCTATCAACAGGCAAGGTGAAAATATGAGTAAGAACAAGATTTTTGTATGCGATGTGTTGCCTTGTGCTGGTGATCTGGATGAGGTTGTAGCACTCGTTGAAGATGGAGAAAAAACGCGAGAAGTACAGATCTGCATTCCGAAATACTGTGATATTTCCAAGTGTATTGGCGAGGAAATTTATTATGAAATCAAGAATGGGCGTGTGCGTCTCTCCGCAGTACGATCACCAAAACATGAGGTAGATGATCCTACGCAGGATATTGAAAGTGGAGAGGAATAACCTCTCCCTTTCTTTTGTTTTGCGAAGGGTGATGATATGAAAATTTTATCCATAGACCAGGCCAGAAACGGTGCTTGGGCTGTTTTTGACTATGAAACGAAAAAGCTCGAAACATACGGGACTTTTTCTTTTGGAAATAAGGATTATACATACGCAAGAGCGATTCTTGCTATTGAGAGTTTGGTCGATACGATTATCAAGACCTATAACATTTCGGCTGTATTTATCGAAGACATTCAGCTTCGTGTAAATGTACAGTCTTTCAAAAAGCTTGCGCAACTTCAAGGAGTCCTCATAAATCTCTTTGAGAAGAATGAATACTTGTACGATTTCATTGCTCCAACTCAGTGGCAAAACTACTGTAAAGCAAGAGGACGGAGCAGTAAGGAAATCAAAGATAAAATTAAAGCCTTGGAAGCGTCTGGAAAGAAAGAATCAAAAATTCTTTCCATTCAAGCAGCGAAAGAAATGTACGGAATTGACACGGACAATGATAATCTGGCCGATGCAATTATGATTGGGCATTTTGTAATTAACAACTACGATATTCGGTTAAATCAGGATGACCAAATCAAAATTGAGAAACATGAAAAATAATCTTAGAGAGGGTGCTATAAATGGCAAAGAAGACTAATCGTGTTTCAATTAACGCGCTTGAGCGTTTTTGTAAGGAGACAACTCCTGATATTATGCAGCGTACATTTTCTATTGGCGATGAGACTATTACATATGAGGTAAAATTCCGCCTTACATTGGAAGAGTCTATGCGTTTTATTGAGGATGTTGTAAAAGAAGCTGTTATGCCGAATGATGGTATGATTGTGCCGCTCGCACAGAGCTATATCATTGGAAAGAACATTCTCGTTTACTATGCGAATTTTACGATGCCGAGCGATGAGAGTAAGGCGTATGAATTGGTGTTGGGCGCAAACGGTATTATTGGTGATATTATCGGTTGCATTGACAATGCGCAATATCAGATGCTTTTAGCTGGTGTTCGTGATAGGGTTAATTTAGAGACTCAGAAAATGTTGTCTGTGCAGGAACAGCGTGTCAACACATTGGTTGGTGAGATTTCTCGTTTCGCAGAACAGATGGATAGTGTGTTTGGCAATATCAGCGGCGAGCAAATGGCTGGTTTCATTTCGAGTATGAGCAAGCTTTCTGACACGCAGATCTCTACTGAAGAGCTTGCGAAAGCTTTCGTGGAGAATGCGAAAGAAAACAACTAATAGCAATTAAAGCTATGTGTATTGGTTGACTTCAGCGGTCGATTTTCCTATAATACAAGCATAGTTGTGTTGATTAGGAGGTGTGCCTATGAGAAGAAGACCAAGACCGTTTATGCTGAGTGCATCAACCAGTGACGGAGCAGCTCTTGTTGTTATTGTTGGGTTGCTATGCCTCCCGTTTTCGGCGTTTGTGGCATTGCCTGCGATGCTTCTTACTGCAAGGCTTGTTGATAGTAATATCAATTGGTTTGTTTTGGTTTTGATAGTGCTTCCCGTTGTCGCTGCGTCTGCCTGTTTTATAGCCACACCGATATTGGCAGTTGTAAGTTTTGTTGTGTTGATTGCTGCGTTGTATTTTGTTAGACGGTGGTTAAAACATTTGCCAGAAGCCAGTCAGATTCGTAGCAGATTTAAGCGTCTTCAAAGAATTGCAGTCTATGCAACAGTTGTATGTTATGTTGGATTTTCAGTTGTGCTACTGTTGGAGAACTATACAACAACTATGACTATTGTGACTTGCGCTGCACTTATTTTACTCTTTGTTGTAGTTGGGCTATTTAGCTTTATGATGTTCTTAATGCTTGATGCTGACAGCGTAACTACGATGTGTGAAGAGAAGCAAAACAAGATAAGCGATTCAAAAGAAAATGACAAATAATTGATTCATGAGTATTGCGCCGGCATATGCCGGCGCTTTTCTTATTCTGGAGGAATGATATGCCGCAGTTCAAAAATACGGCTGATCTGATGGCATATTTGAAAAAAGCTGTCGATGAGTCTTTAACCAACGATGTATTCCCTGTTATTCGTGATGAAGAAGTCGAAGCAATTAAAGACATCGTTTATAGCATGGATACATCTGGGTATTACCAACGCAGATATGATTTTGGTGGTATCGGAGATCCATATAACATTGTGATTAAAGGCAATACTGCGCAAAACGGCATTTTATCGGTTATCAATATTACCGATCCAAACCCATATTTGAACGGTCGAAACGGAGACAGAGCTACGGTAAACAAGGATCTCCCGTATTTGATTGAGCATGGTCGTGGTGGATCTGGCGATCCTGGCTATGACTATTGGAGCAGACCGAAAGCCCGCCCATTTACAGAAACAACGGTTGAGAGATTACAAGCTTCTGGTAAATGTACGCAGGCATTGAAACGAGGACTTATGAAGAAAGGCATCACGGTTCGATAATCTGGTGTCTTTCTTTTCTTTATATAAGAAATTAGCTAAACAACTTATAAGTGAGGTGATTGTGCGTGGATGATCTGCAAATTCTATTAAAAGCCGTGATTGACGAGAACAGCCAGTCTTCACTTGATTCTAAGCTTGCAAGCATTGCTAAGTCTCTGAGTGAATCGCACACTGTAAAGCTGAAGGTTGGTTTTGATGAAGACTCCGTTAAAACGGTGCAGAGTCAGCTACAAACAATCGCCAAGCAGGTCGGTGGTGCAAACCATACTGGCACATATAAGCCATTGCAGGTTTTTGATGCAACGCAATTAAAGGCTGATGGGCAGCGTTACTTTACATCGGTTAAGGATATCGTCAGTCGGGCGCAGGCTGAATTCAGTAAGCTTGGCAAGACGGATATTACGAATGTCTTTAAGGATTCTAAGGGAAACATCCAAAGCTTTACAGCCAGTGTTACTAAGGCTGATGGTGTTGTAGAGAAGTTTAATTTTAATCTTGCAAAAATCAAAGATGGCGCTCAATCCATAAAAGGATTCGTCCAAAGCAACTCTATTTTGACAGATAAAAACGCCGGCTCTAATTTGGAGCAGACGCTTAACTATCTAAACAGAATCAATACGAAAATTGCCGATATTACAAGCAAGACATTGACAAACACATCAAAGCCGTTGCTTGGCGATATGGAGCAGTTTAATCAGTACCAAGAAAAACTGAATGCTGTAAAGGCTCGTATTGAAGAGATCAAGCAATCAAACACCACTCTCTCTTCTGAACATAAGAGAGAAATTGACTCTATGGTTGCTGATCTTCAGCGCTATGCAAAGGAGCTACAAACTTCTGCGTATGCTGCAACGGATTTGAAAGCAAATACTTTTGCAAATCAAAAAGCCGAGTTGCAAGCAAGTCTTGAAACGCAAATTAAGAAATGGCAAAATGCCGGTATTTTCGGTGGTGACTTTAAGGCAAGCGTAGAAGAGGCAAAGACTGCGTTAGAGAATGCGTTGAGTCCAAATGATCTTGACGCATATCGTCATAAGCTTGCGTTACTCGAACAGCAATTCAAGCAGTTGAAGCTTGATAATGCTGCTTCTGGGAAGTTATTGGATGCAGAAAAGCTCAATTCCAATATTCAAACAGCGCAGCTTAGGATTCAGAATCTAAAGCAGACATATAGTGCATTTGTTTCTGATCCAAACCTAATGTCGAAATGGCAGCAGCTTTTTGATGAGTCACAGATGGTTAGTTCTTCAAAAGAACTGACAAATCTAAATGCGAAAATTCGACTTTTTGAGCAGGATCTTATCAGCGCAGATAAGCATAGCCAGTCTCTATTTGGAGAGTTGAAAAACAATATTGCGAAAATGGGATCTTGGATGGTACTTGGCGGTGTTATTGCGGGTATCATGCGAGGTGTCACTGGTCTTTATGATGCTGTTGTCGATTTGGATACGGCGATGACCGAACTGAAAAAGGTCACGGACGAAACTGATGAGTCGTATGATCGTTTTCTTTCTGACGCGGCGCAAAAGGCAGTTGATATTGGTACATCATATTCTGACTATGTAACTGCAACTGCTAATTTTGCTCGCCTTGGTTATTCGATGGCTGATGCTTCTGACCTTGCAGAAGTTGCTACAATTTATAGCGTCGTTGGTGACGAAATCAGCGATGTAAACGAGGCTACCAGCTCTATCATTTCCACAATGAAAGCGTTTGGTATTGAAGCCAGCGATGCAATGACCATCGTTGATAAATTCAACAAAATTGGCAATGAGTTCGCTATTTCTTCTGGCGGTGTCGGTGATGCGTTGCAGCGCTCCGCCTCCGCTATGGCTGCGGCAAACAACACAATTGATGAGTCAATCGCTCTAATTGTTGCGGCGAATAACGTCGTACAAGATCCTGATGCGGTTGGTACAATGTGGAAAACCGTTGCTATGCGTATTCGTGGCGCAAAGACTGAGCTTGAAGAAGCCGGTCTTGAAACCGAATATATGGCAGAAAGCACAGCAAAACTTCAGAAGCAAATCAAGGGCTTGACCAATGTTGATGGCTCTGGCGGTTTTGACATTATGGCTGATGCCGATAATTTCAAGAGTACATATGAAATTATTCTTGGAATTAGTAAGGTCTGGGAGAAAATGAGCGATATCGACCAGGCTGCATTGCTTGAATTGCTGGCCGGTAAGCGTCAGGGTAACGCTCTGGCGGCGGCTATCGAAAATATGGACGATGCTGTTAGTGCCATGAACGCTTCTGTTAATGCGGAAGGTTCTGCTCTCGCTGAGCATGAAAAGTGGATGGACAGCATTGAGGCAAAGCAGCAAAAATTCCAAGCTCAGTATCAGGCTCTTGCAAAGACTATTTTGAATAGTGATTTGATTAAGGGCGCATATGATGCTGGAACTGGATTGCTCGGTTGGCTCACAAAACTTATTAAAACGCTTGGTGCATTTCCTACAATTCTTGCTGGTATCATTCCATTTCTTGCTGGTATCATTCCATTCTTTGATAAGCTTCAATTATTAAAAACAACCACATCGAAGAATTGGCTTGGTACTGGGACTGGCATTTCATTTGCATGGAATAGTGGAAAGCTTGAATTAGAAAATGATATTCGTCTACTTGATGAATACAAAACAAAGATTCAAGGTCTTGGCACATCAACAAGTGATTTGACACAACGTCAAATCGTATGGAACGATACAATTGGTCGTGGAAGTAATTCGCTGAAAACGGCTGTTCATGTAACAGATGATGCCACGATTTCTACTGACGCATATCGTTCATCAATGACAAACGCATCTGCATCTACAACAGCAATGGGCGTTGCGTCTAAAGCTGCGGCAGTCGGCGTACAGGTGCTAAAGACCGCTCTGAATATGCTGATTAGTCTTGGTATTGGTCTTGCTATTTCGGCAATTGTTTCTAGAATTTCAAAGCTAATTAACAAGGCTAAGGAGGCTCGTCAGGCCGCTGTCGAAGCTGGTACTGCCGCTGCGGAAGATGCAAAGAAGCTGTATGATCTCGCATCTTCTTATATTGAGCTGAGCAATGCCGTCGAAGCTGGTACTGGCTCACAAGAAGATCTTATCGCTATTCAGGACGAGCTAATTGCCTATCTAAAAGATCAGGGAGTTGCTGTTGATAATTTGTCTGGTAGCTATGCAGATTTGCGAGATAGCATTATCGACGCAGCCAGAACGCAGTTACAAACTGATATTTCAAAAGGTGTTCGTGCTGCTAATGTTGCTAAAGAAGATGCTGTAAAAGAGCTTGATGGATATTTTAATAGTCATAGTTTTTATTCTGCAACTGGTAAAGAAGCAGGAGATGCTATGGCGTATCTCAAAGAGCTTGGGTTTACTGGTATTGATGATAGTGGTAGCAATGGTGGCGGAACGATTTTCCTTCCGAGCGTATATAGTTCGGATGGCGGCTTAAAAGATGTCACATTTGAAGACTTAGCGGCAAATTATAAGTATCTACAAGATGCGATGAACGCAGTTCGTGACAAATTCGGAAGTGAAAATCCGGTATTTGAAGTTCTTGCGGATGCTTATAATGAATACGACGCTGCGTTGTCCGACGCAATTGATCAGATTGATAAAAACAATCAGATGATTGCGGAAGACGCTTTCCTTGCTGCTCAGAAGCTTGCAAAGCCAGAAAACCTTGACCAGTTTGAAAAGATGCGCAAGGATTTGATCCAGCAGGTTCAGAACGATTTGAGTTTCGACGAGAATGGTACATATTCTGCTGAGGAACTTGTTGATAAAACGCTTGGTACGAATGATTACTATGCTGGTTTGCTTGAAGAGCTAAATCAGCGCGAAAGTCAGGCTAAGCAAGTCAACGAGAAAATGCAGGCTATTGCTGAGGTGTTAGTTCCCAAAAACTACGAACAGTATGAGCCTGGTACATCTGCGCATTTTCATGAGTTAGACGCATGGCTTACTGAGGCTGATGCGGTCAAAGAGAAGTTACGCGGTTTATCCGATGAGGAATTTGAGGTTGCTTATGATGCGGTTATTAACCAAGGCGCAACGACTTGGGATGATATCACTGCAGCAATCGAAAAATATAATAGCGAACAGGAAGTAGCAAGAAGACATTCTGAACAGCTCAAGACCACGATTAAGAGCCTTTGGAATTCTGAAAACTTTGCTGACGCTAAGGAAGAGTTGATGACTCTTTCAACAACACTTGATGGTATCACAGCCGAAAATGTAAAGGAATTGGCTGAGGAAAGCGGTGTTCTTGCTGGTGTTCTTGACGAAGACGGTATGAATGCGCAATTCCTCGCACATATCTTACAGGTTATGGCTGAGGGTGGCGATGGTGTTGCTCTTATTACAGAGCAGGCGTTGAAGCTCAACGATGCTCTTGATGGCATGGTAGATAAGTTTGATAGTGTAACCGATGCGAAAGCGCGGTACGATGCTGCCATGTCTGTTGAGGAAAAGGATACCGACTTTAAGTCTTATGCAGAAGCCTTTGAGGAACTGAATAAGCAGTTTGAAGCAGGCACAACTAACTCAAACGCTTTCTGGGCTGCTGCTGAATTCCTATTTGGTAGCGATCAGCTATCTACATGGGGATGGAGCGATGGTCTTGATGAAATCTACTCCGCAATGGAGAAAAACAAGATTGTATTTGAGGATGCTGATAACGCTGGTGCTGGCTTTGTTGAACGGCTATATCAGATGTCTCAAGCTGGTCAATTAGTCAACGATCAGGGCGAAAAATTACTGGATATCAGTAAGGATTCTGACGGTGCTTATGTTTTCGACATTGATCCGGATAATCTGGATGCGATTGCCGAAAAGATGGGTATTACGACAGACGCGGTACTTGCATGTCTGGAAGCGCTCTCTATGTGGGGAGACATCGATTTCTACGATATGAACGAGGTCGCAGATGTTATCGACGAAATTGGTTTATCTGCGGAGAACGCTGGAAAGAAAGCGATCAATGTTTCTGCGCTAACGGATCAGCTTATCACTCTTGGCAAGACTGACAAGGAAGTCTACGATATCCTGACCGGTCTACAAGATCTCGATGGCGTTGTATTGTTGGATGCAGAGGGCAGCATTGACGGTTTGACGAACAGTCTTACTAATCTTGGTTTAGCAGCCAGTGATGGTATTACGGTCAATGTTGATGCGGAAGCTCTTGCCCCACTTCTTTCTGAGCTAAACTTCACTAAGGAGCAGGCGGAAAACCTAATCACAAAGCTTGGTGAAGCAGACGGTATTTCTCTCACAAATTCGCAAGGTGAAATTAAAGATACAACAGATGCGCTGGAGTATCTGAATGGTTTGGACTTTGCGACAGTAACTTCTAATGTCGATGGCGTGGCACAGGCCGTTGAAGATGTTGATGATGAAACGACAGATAATCTTGTCGATCAATTCAATAACATTGAAACTGCCGCTGGCGACGCAGAGACCGCAGTAAAGCGTGTTCAAACTGCTGTTCAGCATTTGGACGGGCAAACTGCTACGGTCACGATTGATACGAAGCGTAAGAGTGGCATTCTTGGAAGTATTTTCGGGTATGCTTCTGGCACTGGTGCTGCGCCGGCTGGCGATGCGCTGGTTGGTGAAGAAGGTGCTGAGCTTATCCAGTCTGGCGACAAGGCTTATCTTGCAGGCGTAAATGGCGCTGAGGTTGTTAATCTCAAGCAAGGCGACCGTGTTTATACTGCGGATGAAACGAAGCGTATTGTACACGGATCTGGTAAGCAGCTTAAAGGTGTTATTCCAGCTTACGCGAAAGGTCGAGTCCAGACAGGCGGATTGCATGTCGAAACAGATAAGACTGGTTCAACCGGAACGCCGATTAAATTCAATGCTACGGTTGAAGCGACAATTGACGATAAGACATTAGAAGAACAGCTTAAAGATAAGCTGGACGATTTGGAAGACCAGCTATCCGATATCATTGGTAATTTCGAGCATTCTATTTTCCTTTTGGAGAAGAATGACGGAACTCCGGAACAAATTATTGCCATCTATCGGAAGATGCAAGAGACAGTCCACGCACAAGCTGAAAAGTATCGTGCGCTTGGTTTAGATGATACTTCTGATTATATCCAAGACCTACAGAAAAAGTGGTGGGATTATCAGGATACGATTGAGGATATGTTGCATGATATTTACCAGACTGCGGTAGATAATCATAACAATATGCTCAGTCTGTTGGAAAACCAGTATGATATGCTGGACAACAATCAGACCAAGGATGCGATGTTGGACAATCTTTATAAGCAGCTTGAAGAGCAAAAGAAAATTCAAGAAGAAGCTCATAAGGAAGAACGACGTCTGCGCGATCTCGGACTGGACGAAAACGACGAAGCAATTCAAGATTGTATTGACGCATGGTGGGGCGCTTATAATGATATTCAAGATATTAACTCTAAAATTGCAGATAATATTCTTGATACATTTGATGACTTCATTGATTATGCCGACGATTTTGATTTGTGGGGAGACTTCAACTTTACCAAGGTTGACTATCTGAAACAAAAGTTGAAAGAAATCAATCGTCTGTTTGAAGAGGGCGTTTTAACTCTGAAAGAGTATAACAGCCTTATGCGTGAAACAGGTGTTGAGATTTATAACGAACAGAAGGATGCTCTAACGAAAATCATTGAGATGACGATGGAGCTTGTTCGTCAAGAGGCTGAGGATCAGGTAGATGCTCTGGAAGCACAGATTGACGCTTTCCGTAAAATCATTGATTTGAAGAAAGAGTCTCTTTCTGCGACTAAGGATGAGGAAGACTACCAAACAACTGTTGCAAAGAAAGTAGCTGAAATTGCTGAGAAGCAAGCAAAGCTCGCACAGTTGGATCGTGACACAAGTGCATCTACAAATGCTGAAAAGCAAAAGCTGGCACAAGAGCTGGCTGAGCTTCAGCAAGAGTTGGCTGACTATCAAGCAGACTATGCGTATAATTCACAAGTTGATGCTCTGGATAAAGAAGCTGATACTTTTGAGGATACGAAAAACGATGAAATCTCCTATGTTAAGTCCACAGTTGATACGGAAGAAAAGGTGTATAATGCAGCTATTGCCCGTATCAACAGTAATTGGGAGCAACTATACGCAGACCTAATTGAGTGGAATAAGCAATATGGAGATATGATCGACGGCGAAGATTCTATTACTTCCGCTTGGAGAACTGCTAAGGCAGCGGCGCAAGAATACGGTGATGTCGTGTCTGCGCTGAATGGTATTAACTCTGAAATTTCCTACGCTGGAAAGAACGCTGACGATAAGCAAACGCAAATCGACAGGATTCTGAGTAAGATGCAGACAAATAGTAAGGGTTGGCATACTGCAAAGACGCAGGAAGAAAAGAACCGTCTGGTTAAGGAGAATGAGGATCTTGCTGAGCAGCTTTCCGCTCTATTGGGGCGCAAGGTTGTTAAAGTGAATGGCGTTTGGTATCTTGATTCTGCAAATGGCCCGCGCCTATTCCATACTGGTTTGGATGAGGGTTATGTTGGCGGTCGAGCTGCTGGCGCTGATGAAGTCCTTTCTGTTTTGAAGGATGGAGAGCTTGTCATGACGAAAGATCAGTATATGCGTATTTTCAATTCGTTGAAATATGGCATTACTGGTGTTTTGGATTCATTGATTGGCAATCTTACTTCTACATCACCTGCTGTTTCTGAGGTTGTTAAGTCGATTACAAACGACAATAGTAATACGGACAATTCGTCTACGGATGATCGTGTTACCATTCAGAACTACTTCCAGATGCAGAATGTGACGGAAGAAAATATGAAGGGTTTTGCTGAGTATTATGCTGATTTTACAATCGGGAAACTGATTAGTGCAAATCGGCGTAAAGGAATTAGAAACAAGGTCGCTAATTCTATGCTCAGAGGATAATTTTAAGAGGACACCCGTTGGGTGTCCTCTTTGTTCTATAAAGGAGGTCTTGGTATGGTCATTGATTTTGCAAAGATCAATGTAAAAGAACAGCCTGTGTTGATTCTCCAAAATCTTGATGATACCCCTATTGGAGTGCTGAAGTACGCATTCAATGTTGAGGCCGACCTTTGTTATAATGAGATTTCAACATTGACATTCGATCTTCCAGCGTATGTGGATCGAAAACTCACGGAGAACTATGGTCGAGTTGTTGGAATGCGAATTATTGATTTGATGAACTATGGTCGTTTCCTTTTGGTTGATCCAAAAGTGGATGATGATGGTATCAAGCAAATCAAAAGTTGTACCGCGTACTCTCTTGAATATGAATTTTCATTTAAGAAGCTTCCGTTGACAGAGGGGACATATAATTTGTGGAATCCTATTGCTCCAAAAGGAACAATTTTAGGGATGATTCTTGAACTAATGCCATCTTGGAATGTTGGAAGCGTTGATGCAACTTTAATTGACAGGTATCGCACTTTCGATGATAGCGGCGATCAGAATATCTACAATTTTATGAAATCTGATTTGCAGGAATCATATGGTTGTATTTTTTATTTTGATACCTATAAACGACTGATTCATGTGCGTGATATGGCTTCTGCTGCGCCGATTACACCCGTATATTTCTCCGTAAAAAATCTCGTGAAAAATGTGAGTGTTGATGAGGATAGCGAAAGTATTGTAACTAATCTTGGCGTGTATGGTGCGGATGGCGTTGATATCCGCAGTGTCAATCCGATGGGAACGAGTAGCATTATCAATCTGCGGCACTTCATGACACTCGATAATTTTAGCCAGAGCGTAATCAACAAATATAATCTGTGGGAAGAAACATTTGAGTCTTACCAACAGCAGTATTACAATCTGACAATCGAAGAGGCTCTGAAAACTGCACAGCTTGTCACAGAGCAAGCCGCTATGACTACCTTGCAAGGAGAATTGACAAGTCTTGAGAATATTCAAGCGGTTACTATTCAGGCTATTGCGCAAGGGCTGAAGTCACAAAGCGATCTAAATAGCGTTAATACAAAAATTAGCGCTAAAAAATCGGAGATTACACAGAAACAGTCTGAAATTGATGCTATTTCTGCGGAGGTTTCAAGTCTAAACGAGCAGATGGTCGCAATCAATAATAAAACTGCGCTGTCCGCATTTTTTACAGAAGATGAGTACAAGATTATCAATCGGTATCTGAAAGAGGACTCCGTTTCGGAAGACTCATTTGTAATTCCAAAGGTAGCTACCTATGATACTTCTGGTGAGAGTGTAAAAGTTTCTGGTGCTATTTTTAATCTGTCTCTTATACACATCTCCGAGCCCACGAGACGGAGCTAC